TTTTCTTTTCAAGATACTGAAGATTACTTTATCTTTAAGCTTCAATGGGGGCAATAATGCCAGTTAAACCGCATTTCAAATGGCAAGGTTTTAGTATTACAAGCGATGTTAGAGATATATGCTTATCTGGTGATCTGGATGCAGACATATACGATTGGGTGAGGCAGAATAGTATTAATGCTAGTATTTTTATCAAAGCAGACAACAACAGCGTGTGGCGCATCAAAGATGATGAAGAACGCATTATGTTCAAGTTAGCATGGGGTGATAGTCTGTGACTATTATTAAAACCTCTGTACAACAACAATGGAACATTGTGTATAAGAAAACCACGCCCTTTACAATTGAAAGCAAACAACTTGTTGATGACGAAATATGGTATAAAGTCTTTGCAAAGAATGATGTTGCTAAGTGGATAAGGTTACAAGACAGCAAGCAATGGTATGAGCACAAAGGTATATGGGTCGGTTGGGACGGTAGTCACTTTGATATTCATAATGAATTGTACACACTAATGAGGTTATCATGGGAGTAGCTTTTAAAGTAGCAGGCAACAGCCGTGGTACAAGAGTCGGCGCCGTCGGTGTTGCCAGAAAAATAGAAACAAGTCCTTGGCAAAAATGGTATGCTTGGTATCCTGTTACCACAATCACTGGACAACGATTGTGGATGCAAAATGTTTATAGACGATGTATTAACACTTATGTTGATATGGATGATTGGAAACGATACGAGTATGCTGATATTTTTGATGTAATAGGCGAATAATGAAAACAGCAACACAGGTTTTAGAAGACCATATGGCATATGAGGCGGCCAAACGGGTTGCTGAAGATATTGACTTTGAAGTTATGAGCACATTGCTTGTTGAGTCTGGTTGGACTAAAATTGAATTAGAAACACTAGGATCAAACAAAAAAGCCATTGATATGCGAGAATGGGCCGAAGCAGAAGGTATAACAGCGCATGGAGTATATCAACGGGGAAGGACCTGGTTGTTTAAATGTTATGAAGATGCTATACTATTCAAACTAACATGGAGTTGATATGAAAAGTGCGCTAACTGGCTGGAGTGTAGCTAGTATACCTGCTCCAGACACACCTGGCCAAACTTATCAAGGATGGTCTCCGTGTATTGCATGGTGCAAAGAACACTTTGGTGATAAGGCTGATAGTGGTTGGTACTTTAGGGGCGAGGGCATCTTTGAATTTAGAGATGACACAGACTATATGATGTTTACGCTAATGTGGGGCAAATGATGTACAATGAATTTACATGGACCAATGCTAAAGATGATCCAATGTGTGTTGAAATTAAACACCACGGACATACTGTAATGCGTTTCTTTATCGGCGAAGCTATGGAAGGTGCAGGCCGTAAGCGTGTAATGGCACATGTTCGCGAATGCGATCAAAGCCCGTGGCTTAAAGAATGGTATGAACCAGCGCAAGATGAAATGTTAGAAAAATTAAAAAAAGATCATAGCGTATGAGTAGTTTGGCAGAGTACTTTGCAGAACATAGACCACAACCTAAGTATCAATTTGGTGACAGGGTTGAAGGAAAGTATCAAGGCATTCCTTATGTTGGTACTGCATACACTGACAACATGCGTAGCGAACTCGAAGGTCCTATGGTTAGTATACACTTGGATTTACCAATGAAGATTGGCAAGGAATGGCACAACTACATTCGTGTAAAGTATAAAGATATTAAAGGATTACGAAAGTGAATCAAGAACTTAAAGAATTAATGAGGCAAGCCGATTACGCCGCACCCGAGCTTGCCAAGCGAGCACAAGTGTTATCTGAGTTGATTATTAAACACAATATTCAAATCCTTATTAACAATGGATACGATGACGCCGCTAAGTGCTTGCATGATGTACACTATGGAATAGAGGATTCAGTATGAATGATGAAATTAAAAAACAGGAAGTTTTAGACGCACTACACGAATCGGGCAAGGAAATCCAAAAGGCATACGATGAATATCAAAGTATGTGCCGTTCGTTTTATTCTGGATTAGAACCAGAGGAACAGTTGATGGCATTCTGTGCTATCGTTGAAAAGCTTTGTCAAGGTGAACTAGATGAACATCGCAGTTACAGAGGCATTCTTTACGATACTTTTGGTTGGGGTCCTGAAGCATACTCGGCGGCACAATGCGCCGGCTTCTTAGGCCTACACAATTCCATTTATAGATTTGAGGATCTTAAACAGGTCTTTGAGAATACATTAGAAGAACTTGACATTACAGTTGATTCTGACCGATTGACTAGTGCCCTGGCAAAACACTTCTATTAAGACACAATACATACTACATGTTCATAGACGCATATCACGATAAGAAAAAAGAAATCATCCATGTTGTTGAAAGACAGGATGGCAAGAGAGTACTCAAAGAGTACCAAGCAAAATATGTATTGTACTATCCCGATAACAAGGGCAAGTTCACAAACATTGCAGGCGACAGAGTCAGCCGTGTGCTATTAAGTAATGCCGCGGCATTTGATAAAGAGCGCCGCATCCATAGCAATAAGAAACTATGCGAAAGCGACTATAGGCCGCTGAACCGTTGCTTGGAAGAAAACTACGGCGGTCAAGATGCGCCCAACCTACATGTAGCATTTTTTGACATTGAGGTTGCTTATGACAAAGTCAAAGGCTTTGCCCCTCCAAGCGACCCATTCAATTATATTACTGCCATTACTACACATTTAATGTGGCTTGATAGGACTATCACCTTAGTTCTGAAACCAGATGAAATGTCTGATGATGTAGCCAAGGATATTGTTTCCAAGTTTGACGATACCATCCTATGCATTGACGAAAAGGAAATGCTAGAAATGTGGTTGGATCTAATCGACGATGCTGATGTATTGTCTGGTTGGAACTCAGAGGGTTTTGATATTCCCTATACAACTAATCGCATTACTCGTATACTAGGCAAAGAGCTAACTCGAAAACTATGTTTATGGGATCAGTTTCCTAGCAAGCGTTATTTTGAAAAGTATGGCAAGGAATTAGAAACTTATGATCCTATTGGTCGTATCCACCTTGACTATCTTGAATTGTATCGCAAGTACAACTATCACGAGATGCATACCTATCGCTTGGATGCTATTGGTGAATATGAGCTAGGCGAAACAAAAATTCCGTATGAAGGTACACTGGATCAGTTATACAACAATGACTTTGAAAAGTTTATTGCGTATAACAGACAGGATGTAATCTTGCTTAAAAAACTTGACGACAAGTTAAAGTTTATTGAGCTTACAAATCTTATTGCCCATGCTAATACGGTTGGACTTCGTGCTACGCTAGGTGCAGTGGCAGTTACTGACCAAGCTGTTATCAATGAAGCTCACCGACTAGGTATGGTTGTTCCTGATAGACCACGCCGTGGCAATAGCGAAGACAATGCGGCCGCCGGTGCGTATGTTGCTGTACCTAAACAGGGTATGCACGAATGGATTGGCTCGATGGATATCAACTCCCTGTACCCGTCTGTTATTCGTGCTCTTAACATGAGTCCAGAAACTATTGTTGGACAGGTTAGGCAGGTTCGTACAAATGAAGGTATTCAGGAATTTAAAGATGCTGGTAAAGGTATCGCAGAATTCTGGGAGGGCAAGTTTGCTTGCTTTGAGTACGAGTCTGTAATGAACAGAGAGATTGGTACTAAAGAAATTGTCGACTGGGCCGATGGCACTAGCAGTGAAATGAGTTCTGCCGAAGTTTACGACTTTGTATTTCATAGCGGACAGCCATTGATGATATCCGGCAATGGTACAATCTTTAGCTATACAAATAAAGGTGTTATTCCCGGTTTGTTAGAGCGTTGGTATGCCGAGCGTAAAGAGCTACAAAAGAAAGCCAAAGAAGCATACGGCACAGACATGTTTGACTTTTGGGATAAGCGTCAGCTAGTTAAGAAGATTAACCTGAACTCTGCTTATGGTGCGTTGTTGAATGCAGGTAGTCGATTCTTTGATCAACGATTAGGACAATCTACTACACTATGCGGAAGGCTTATTGCTAGACACATGGCAGGAAGCGTTAATGAATTGCTTACTGGGGAAAAGGATCACATGGGTAAGTCAATCATCTATGGTGATACTGACTCTGTTTACTTTTCTGCATATCCAATCTTTAAAGAACAAATTGAAAGTGGCGAGATTGTTTGGACTAAAGAAAAGATCGTTGAATTGTATGATGCTATTAGTGAGCAGGTAAACGATACTTTCCCTACCTTTATGAATTATGCATTCAATTGCCCACAGTCGCAAGGTGAGATTATTAAAGCAGGTCGTGAGGTTGTTGCAAGTAAAGGTATCTACATGACCAAGAAGCGTTATGCAGTTCTTATCTATGATAAAGAAGGCAAGCGTAAAGATGCAGATGGATCACCTGGTGAGTTAAAGGCCATGGGTCTAGATATGAAGCGAGCTGATACTCCTGAGTTTATGCAGAAGTTCTTAGAAGAAGCACTTACTATGACTCTTGAAGGTAAGACCGAACAAGAGGTCATGGCCCGTGTTAAAGAGTTCCGTGAAGAATTTAAGAGCCGTCCAGGTTGGGAAAAGGGCACACCTAAGCGTGTGAACAATCTAACTAAGCATACTGATGTCTATAAGAAGACAGGTAAGTGTGGAGTAGGCCATGCTATGGCGGCAATTAACTGGAACCGTATTAAAGAAGCATTTGGTGACAAGCGTAGTATGGACATTACTGATGGTCAAAAGGCCATTGTATGTAAACTACGATCCAACCCAATGCAGATTAACAGCATTGCATATCCAATTGACGAGATGAACCTCCCTGATTGGTTTAAGCAATTACCATTTGATCATGGAGCAATGGAAGAAACAATTATTGACTCTAAGATTGAAAACCTACTTGGTGTTTTACATTGGGACTTGAACCAAAGTAAGGATCGAGGATTTATTGATGACCTATTTTCTTAAAACGGTGAACGGCGCCTTGACTTTAGATCTAAATTTACATATAATCATTAACATAACTGGAGAATCACAACAATGCTAAAAGATATTGTGCTTGATGTAGCAAAAAACATCGCAAGCCTAGGACCTTTTGAAGAGATCTTAGTAGAACAAGAACAAGAGAGTACCAAGTTTACTGCTTATCCTGAAGATAGTTCGTTGACTGTACTTGCCAATAGCAAGAACAAAGTAGATGAACTTCCTGAAAAGTTTGGTATGCTTAACTTAGGATTCTTTGTTGGCCTAAGCGGCTTATATCGCACAGAAGATAGTGCTGTGGCAACAGGCAACAATGCTAAGAGCGAAATTGATCGCTTGGTATTCTCCGGTAAGGACAATAACAAAGACGAGTATCGTTTAACTCCTACTAACTTAATGAAAACAAAGAGTCGTAGTTTTAAAGGTACAACATGGGATGTCGTTGTGCAACCTGCGGCAAATAAGATTAGCGAATTGTCACAGCGAGCAGGTTTGTATGCAAGCATTGACCCTAACTTAGTAGCAAGCACAGACAATGGTAAGTTAATCTTTACATTTGGTGGTGCAGGTGGTGGCGGTCACAGTGGTAAGTTTGTGTTTGCAGATACTACACAAACATTGAAGCGTCCAGTTACATTACCTATCAATAGTTTATTGCTTGCACTTAAAACAGCAAGCCAAGGTACTCCGATTGTTAGTATCTCAGAAAAGGTTGCCAAGGTCGAATTTGACTCTGGTGTTATTAGTTACGAATATCTTGTAATTGCACAGTCATAATTCATGAGCATTGATCTAACTAAACGAGCAATGGATGGTAATTGGGCATTTTACTTGCCTGCCATCAGTGGGTTCTATACCAAGCAACTTGGTAACATAATTAACAATCCAGGAAGCACACCCCCAGAACGAGTTCCAGCTGGTTTTGAAAAAGGTTTTGAAGGTGTTAACTTCTTAGATCCAGAAAACTCTTACTATCACTACGGTGTTGCCCTGTATTCTGCAGGTCATGCTGATCGTAACCTAACTCGGTGTGATGACAAAGAGCCAATGATTCACAAGCGTGATCGTAAGAAGACTGTTATTGTTGGTGATAGCTCTGGTTTCCAGCTGGCAACTGGTGTTATCAAGATGGATTGGAAGAACATCAAAGGTGCAGAAGGTGATAAGTTCCGCGAAGAAATTCTACGCTACTTAGAACACACATCAGATTGGTCAATGACACTTGATGTTCCAGCGTTTGCCGCAGTACCTCCGCTAAGTGCCAAGACTGGCCTCACTAAGTTTGAAGATACACTAGACATTTCAGTACACAACCTTCATTATTTTATGAAGCATCGTGTACCGGGTGCTACTAAGTTCTTAAATGTTATCTCTGGTAGTACTCCGGATAACTCTAAACTATGGTATGATACTATCAAGCACTTTAGCAAGCCAGCAAGTGTTAAGGAAATGGGCTATACTGAAGACCGTACACTTGAAGGTTGGGCGTTTGCTGGTATTAATATGAAGCACATGCCTAGCGTATTGAATCGCTTGCTTGATTTAATTGAAGATGACCTGATTAAGGATAAGGATTGGATTCACTTCTTGGGTATTGGTCGTTTGAAATGGGCATGTTACTTAACATCCATTAAGCGTCAGTTACAAAAGCATTATAACCCAAACATTAACATCAGCTTCGATGCGGCAAGTCCTTTTGTTGCGGCAGGTGGCTATGCACTAACCTACAACTACAATTACTTTACTCCACAGAAGTTAACATATTCTATGGGTAAGAGCATCGATGACAAGGGTCTTAAAGGTTCTACGATGGCAATGCCACATCAAGGTCCTATTATGGAACGATTGACCGCCGGTGATATTTGTTATATGGGTCCAAACGATCCCAATAAGAATGGTAAGATTGGTAAGACTTCATGGGATACCAACTCCTACTTGATTATTATGGCACATAATGTGTATAATCATATTCAAGCAGTACAAGAAACATTGCGACTGGCTGATATTGAGTATGCAAGAACCGATGTAAGTTACAAAGATGCAATTGGTCTTGGTAAAAAAGCACCTAACCTAAGTGAGTTTATCCCAAATGATATTCTTTACTTTAATAACTTTGTAGAAGTATTGTTTGATCCTGCTACAAGTATTGCAGATGCCCGTCAGATGATTGTTGATAATACAACATTCCTTAACTCAATTAGCTTTGGTGGTGTTGAAGCGGCTAAAGCGGCTAAGAGTAAGGACATCTTTGATACTGCCGAGGAAGTTCCAGACGACGATGACATGGCTGGCCTGGATGATGATAAACTTATTGAACTAGAACAATCTCTAGAAGACGAATAATGACTATTGAAAGAGATTATGGCGCTGGCACAATGCCCGTAGAATTCTTTACAGGTGTTGAAGTCGAACACAGTCCTGCACATGGAATGCCAACGCTATTTGTTGTCGGTCACCATGCACCAGAAAAAGTAATTGAAAAAATTACGCCTGACATTAAACATGTCTACTTTGGTGCTAACATGAGCTTTAACCTAGCAAATGATGATGCTCATGGCTGGCGTGACTGGGAATGGATGATCGAAACTGTGTTGGACAAGACTGGAATCAGTTATGCAACGCTGGATCTAAGCCCTGATCAGTTAAATGGATTCTTAGATGGTGCCTTAAGCGACAGTAATCGAGTCATCCCAATGATTTCGGTGAAACTTCCATATACTAGATTGCTTAACTACAATACAACGATCAAGATCGACGACAAAGGTTTTGATGCAACAAATCCTGGAGTATGGTGTCATCCTTTACATGACCTAATGGATAGGAAATGCTTTACTCCGTGGAGTGCCTACAAAGGCGATAACCCTGTTAATAACTAAGGAAACTATAATGAGCGACGAAGAAGTTAAAGTTGGTAATTTCAATAAAGTTACTAAACGCCCAACACCTACTGCAAAATCTGCACAGGTAGAAGAAGCAAACGAATCATCTGGTGACGGCATTGCCGAGCTTAACGCTAAAATGGACAAGCTTTTAGAGTTTGCCCAGGCAATTGACTGGAAGATGTGGGTTTATTTAAAAGCTAACAACTACATTGACTAATAAGTAAAGGAAGTAACATGTCACAAGACATGATTTGGGTTACATTTAGGAAAGAAGGAATACATTGCTATCCGGCGGCGGCAAGAGATACGCAGTTAGCAACAGGCGATGAATATGATGTTTCGTTTTTGGCTAACCCTCATCGCCACATTTTTCATTTCCGGGTGTGGATCAGTGTGCTCCACGACGACAGGGACATCGAGTTCATCCAGTTCAAACGCTGGCTCGAGTCTTTGTACAATTCCAGTAGTAACAATAATCAAGGTTCCGTTCTAGAACTTGATTACAAGAGTTGCGAGATGATTGCTAGAGATTTACATGCAGTCATTGATGCAAAGTATCCAAACCGTGAAGTTTGGATCGAGGTAAGCGAAGACGGTGAAAACGGCTGTCTTCTTAAATTTGTCAACAATCCTTCACAACAATAAGGAAAAACATGGAAGCCCAAAATAATATTAAACAGCATGTTCGGTTTAATAATCGCGGCAGTAACCCCTACCAGGCTCGTCGAGCTGGTCTTAACATTAACCACATTAAGTTCGATCTGTTAAAGATCAGTGAACTCTATGATGGAGTGTTAACGGAAGACTTTGGTCATCTTCCGTTGGAGTTTTACAACCAATACTTGACTGACCTAGTCAAGGATAGTATGATCCACAGTTATACTATTGACGCACCGGAAATGCGTACACATGAGGCAAGTGGGGATCAAAGCTTCACTTATACAATCAACATCCAAAGTGCGGCAGATCGTGCCAGCAAAGCACTTAAGATCCATGTAGGCTTTTATAAGAGTGCATGGTCACAGCCAACCAAGCATACTGCCGATGCTCGTTGCTGTATGCCAAATCGTTTAGATTTACAGGAGCAGTAATGCGTAAGCTCTTTTACATGGGCCTTGAGCCCTATGAAGGGCGTTACACACTTCAACTCCAGCAATGGAATGAAGCTGTATTCAAACGCCGTGGCATTGACTATGTTGTTGTACCTGGCAGTACAATCGATAATACTAAAGCAATCTCTGTCGGGCAGGTGTTAGATGCACATGGTCGCAGTTACTTTAGCATGAGTCAAATGATGAACCTAGTGCAGATGATGCGTAGAGGAGAAGTAACAAATGAAGATGTTATCTACTTTGAAGACATGTTTCAGCCCGGTATCGAGAGCTTACCTTATATTCTCGATCAAGTGCCTGCTTCTTTGCGTCCCAGGATTTATGTTCGTTGTCTTGCTCAGGCCATTGATCCTGACGACTTTGTTCATGTATGGGGTATGTCTAAGTGGATGTCAACATACGAAGCAATGGTTAATGAATTTGCTACGGGTGTCTTAGCAACTAACGAAGAAATGGTTGCCCATATGCGTATCGCAAATTGGACTGCCCCTATCTACAACATTTCTGGATTAGCATTTGGTAAGGAAGAAGTACTGAGTCGTGTAAACAACACAGTCAAACCTTTTGATCAACGAACAAAGCGTGTTGTATTTGCGGCAAGATTTGACCAAGAGAAACAACCAGATTTCTTTATGGATCTCATTGAGAAATTTCATAGTCAGCATGGTAATGGTGTAGAGTTTGCTGTATTAAGTGGCGGACCTTTGCGTAGTAATAATCCTAAGTACTTAGATCGTGCTTACAAGCTGGAAGCAGAAGGTAAGCTAAAAATTTATAAGGATCTTAATAAGAATGATTACTATAATCTTGTCAATGATAGCCGTGTGCTGTTCAATTGCGCTTTACAAGACTGGGTTTCAAATACTGTTTCTGAAGCCGACACACTTGGCTGTAATGTCTTGTATCCTGCTTATCGTAGCTTTCCAGAAACTTTCGCCAACGATGCGAGTAGACTATATGTACCTTGGAGCATGGATGACGCAATGGTTAAATTACTAACCTTGTTAGAAGCACCAAGTGCAAACATGGGTAAGATTAGTGATTGGAACAACGGTACCATTGATCGCATCATTGACATTATCACAGCCGAAGATGAAGGTGATGGTGTAATGCCTGCCTCTCAGACAAAATGGTTCCGTGGCGACAACCGATATCGCGACCATGTCGCTGAGGCAAAGTATTAATGGAAAAATGGGTAGCTATAACCGGCTGTAATGGTTACATTGGTGGACAAACGGTATTGCGATTCAAAGATCTTGGTTACAAGGTTATTGGAACAGATCGCAACCGTACTGCTCCGTGGATTCGAGATATAGTCGATGTGTTCATCCCAACTGAGTTTACAAATCCAATGTTTGTTAATCAAGTTGTCGACAAGAATCCAGAAGCACTTATACACATTGCTGGCACAAGTTTAGTGGGCCCTAGTGTTACTGATCCTGGTCCTTATTATGTTAACAATGTAGGTAATACTGCTCGACTACTAGGAGCATTGGCCGAAAAAGGTTGGAGACGAACTGTAGTATTTTCGTCTAGTGCCGCAGTTTATGGAGAGCCGACTGAGCAGTCACTTACTGAACAAAGCCCAACCCTACCTATTAGCCCTTACGGTCAAAGTAAACTAATGGCAGAACAAGTATTGCGTGACTGTGCTACCGGGTACGGATTCAAAACCATTGCATTGCGCTACTTTAATGCGTGTGGTGCCGACGAACATGTTAGACACGGACAATTAAAGCAGGCCACACACCTAATTGCTCGTATCATTGAAAGCATTATCAACAAAGGCGTCTTTACATTAAACGGAAACGATTACGATACACCCGACGGAACTTGCGTTCGCGACTATCTGCATGTAGAAGACATTGCTAATGCACATTACCTTGCTACCTTGTATGGACAGACAATGACTCAACCTAGCGTAGAATTTAATTTAGGTTCTAGCAAAGGCGTTAGTATTAAACAAATCATTGAAAGTGTAGAACGCATTACCGGAAAGACCGTATTAATACACACAGGGCCTAGAAGAGCCGGAGACCCTGCTACACTTGTTGCAAGTGCAAACAAGTTTAAAAAAGAAACTGGCTGGAAGCCCGAAGCAAGTACGATTGATAATATAGTGCGTACTGCATGGGCATGGTATAACTCAGTAGAATATAAGAACAGAGCATGAAAGTAGGATTTACTGCAAGTACATTTGATTTATTACATGCTGGCCATGTAGCAATGCTTCAAGAAGCAAAAACTGTATGCGACTATCTTATCGTTGGCCTACAAAACGACCCCACATTAGATCGTCCTACAAAGAACAGACCTGTGCAAAGTATTGTTGAAAGACAAATGCAACTCAAAGGTAGTCGTTATGTTGATGAAGTTTGGGTATATAATACAGAGAAAGACCTAGAAGACCTGTTGCTAACCTTACCTATCAATGTTCGCATATTAGGTGTCGAATACGAAGGTAAAGAATTTACCGGCCGAGAGATTTGTCACAAGCGTAATATTGATTTATACTTTAACGGCAGAGATCATAGTTTTTCATCGAGCAGTTTGCGTCGTAGAGTATACGAAGCAGAGTTACAAAAGGAAGAAGGCAATGCAAGTCAGGGTTAAAGAAGATGCGAAACAGTTTGGCAAATGTGGATGCGGTCGTAGTCCTACAGGTAAGTGCATTGGTTGGCATGGGTTGTCAGAAGAAGAATACCAGTCTAAGAAAGATCAATGGGAACTAGCCGAGTATCAAAAACAAGCCCAAGAACTTTGGTCTGATAGCTGTACTACTCCTAGAAAAGGACAATAAAATGAAGATTACTGATTTAAAAGAAAACATTAACGATGCATGGTTTCAGCAGGGTGCATTTAAAACTTTCAAAAAGGCCGCACCTGTTAAGTATCAGGTAGCAACTGATGCAGGCACAGTTGACACCCTAGAAGGTCCTGTGCGTTACGAAGCTGGTCATTACATTATGACAGGGCCAAAAGGCGAGCAGTATCCAATTACACCAGAAAAGTTTAATACACTTTACGATGACAATGGAAATGGTACAGGTACTCCTAAGAAGATTGAAAAGTTGGCCAAACTAGCCGACCACGACGGAGTGCTACATACTAGTTGGGGCGACTTGAGTTATACATCAGGCAATGATTATATTGTGCGCCACGGCGAAGGCGACTACGGTGCTGTAAAGAAAGATATCTTTGCACAAACATACGATACTACACAGGAAAAACAAAATGGCTGAAATTACAATCTATAGTAAAGAACCTTGTCCTTATTGTGACATGGCAAAGAATTGGTTCAAAAGTAAAAACATGACCTATACCGAACATAAAATTGGTACAAATGGTTTTACAAGAGAAAATTTATTAGAAGCTGTTCCAACAGCCAGAACTGTTCCTCAAATTATCATTGATGGTAAACTAATTGGCGGCTGGGATGACTTGCGTAAAAGCGAATTCTATGCCAATGCCAATAGCTCTAACTGAAGATCAGCTTCGACGCTATCTTGATAGTCAACAAACTTATAGTGCTAAAACAGTTGTTACTATACACGAAATGCGCGAAGTCAAACATTGGATAATCAATAATATTGGTCGTTCGCAAAAACTGTGGTCCATTACAGACCACTGCGGCAGAGAGTTCAATTGGAAGATCATTGCAGGTGCAGTTAAATCAAAACAAATCGAAATAGCCAGGATGCCTATTACAATGGTAGTAAACTTTTCGAAACGGGAAGATTTAATGATGTTTATGCTAAGATGGCCAAGTGAACTCTTGCTTAACGAATAACTATCTGTTACAATAAACAAAGTGTCATCCACGACATTAACTCGGAGAATTATAAATTGACAAATAAACAAACAGGCCTGGACGCAATGGCAGGCGATGGCGGATACGAAGAAGCTTACTTAGGAGACCATCTTCGTTTTAAAATGAAGCGTGAAGGCAAACGCTTTTGGGCAGGGGATAACATTAGTGACTATGTTAGCGAAGCCGACAAAGAAAAACTAATCGACGAAGCAACTGAAGCATTTGAGCGTGTACTAGACACCTTGCTTATTGATCGTGAAAATGATCCTAACAGTAAAGGCACAGCCCGACGCCTTGCTAAAATGTATTTCAACGAAATTATGGCAGGTCGTTATGACCCTGCACCAGACGCAACAGCGTTTCCAAATGATAGTGAGGATAGATATGAAGGTATGCTTGTGGTTCGTAGTGAGTTGCGCTCTATGTGTAGCCATCATCACCAACCCGTTACTGGCGTTGCTTATATTGGTATTATTGCCGCTAATAAACTTATCGGCTTATCTAAATACACAAGAATCGCACAGTGGTGTGCAAGACGAGGTACTCTCCAGGAGGAACTTTGTAATGATATTGCTAGGGAAATCTCCAAAGCTACCGACTCAGAAAATGTAGGAGTCTATATTCAGGCAGTACACGGTTGCTGTGAGAATCGCGGCATCATGGCACATAGTTCATTAACTCAGACCACGGTACTCAAAGGTTCGTTCCAAACAGATCCTGGCACCAAGAAAGAGTTTATGGATAATATTAAGTTACAGCAAGATTTTGCTCCCAGGTAACCTGTATGGATGACGACACAAAAAATAAACTAAAAGATGTGCTGTCAACAATAGATCCTGTTGAGTTTCAATACAACACTTCTGCTGAAGTTGATATTGGATTTACTGCACAGACCATAGATGATGGTATCTATATTTCTAATAGCGTAGATACCATTACACTCAATGACATAAATGGCTCAATGACCATGCCTAGTATTACTTCTATAGATATGAGTACTATAGGAAATATAACATTAGGTGCTGTTGGTAACTCATCAAATTGGGCAAACGGTGCATCATTTACTATTGGTTCTGGTCTGTCGAGTGACTCAACTGAATACGGCAAAAACGAAATTAGGCTAGGCAACGGAAAATCTATTGACTTAGATGATTTACATGCTACAATAGAAACTGTAAAGAAAAGATTACTGATCATTGCGCCAAATTTTGAAATGCATGAAAAGTATCCAATGCTTAAAGAACTCTATGATGAGTATAAGGCAATGGAAAAGTTGTTAAGTGGACCTGATAGAGAACTGGATGAATAATGCCCGATAAATTACCTTTAACCTGGCAAGATGTTGAATACTTCTTGCATGATATAGTAAGACAAATGTATCAAAGCAAATGGATTCCAGATATCATTGTTGGTATTGATCGCGGCGGATTGCCTATTAGTGTTATGCTAAGTCATTACCTTGGTGTCAGGCACGAAAATGTAAAAGTGTCATTGCGTGATGCAAATGGTTCAGACTGTGAAAGCAATCTGTGGTTACCCGAGCTTGCTATTGAAGGTCAAAGAATTTTGATTGTCGACGACATTAATGATTCAGGTGCAACACAAACCTGGATGAAAGAAGACTGGGCAAGTAGTGTTGCAGGCGTAAATCCTAATTTTGTCAACGATTACTGGCACGATACTATTCGTTGGGCAAGCTTAGTTGATAACGAAGCAAGTGCAGAAGAAAGTGATTACTGCGGTATGGTAATTAACAAGCATGAAAATGATGTTTGGATTGACTTCCCTTGGGAATCTTGGTGGAATAGGAGTACTACATGAAAGTAGGTTTTAGTCTCGGGCGTTGTATTAGAGACATTGTAAATGGTACTGTTGATGTTGATGATGTTATTGTCATTATTGCGGGTACACGATTTACTACACAAGAACAGCTAGAGGGTATTGTATCTGAATATATGTGGAGGCCTGGTTACCTAGATGGTCTTAACGAAGAAGAATGCCAAGGTGTAGCAAGTGTGTTATTTCGCGAAGGTAAGATTCATCAACCTCGTAACTTTGGCACATATAGAAATATGATGCCCGAAAGTGCTGTCTGGGCAGATCTATTCCCCACAGGCGGACATGAAGATCCAATGGTACAAGAAGCGTGGCAGGCTTATCGCGGCATGTTAGGTCTCACTGGCAATAAGCCTGCAGACAAAGAATATATTGAACAAAACTGGAAAATTTAAATTATGACTTATGTGGTTACTGAAGGATGCATCAAATGCAAGTACACAGATTGTGTAGAGGTATGCCCTGTTGATTGTTTTAAAGAAGGTGCTAACTTTTTAGTAATCGACCCCGACGAGTGCATTGACTGTGGTGTTTGCGTACCCGAATGCCCAGCTGATGCAATTGTTGCAGAAAGAGATGTAGATGCTACTCAACATCCTTACATTGAACTGAATGCAACACTTAGTAAGATTTGGCCTGTTATTACAAAAAGAAAAGAACCTTTACCTGACGCTGATAAGTTTAAGGATGTTAAGGACAAAGGCGGAATGTTAGAAAAGTGAAAAATTTAATTTCGCTAATCAATATTGCTGAGTGCCCGCGGCTCGGTGAAAAATACAAAGGTATTGTAGCATTACCTCTGGCTTTGCCTAGATTTGAATTGGACTCTGTTAAGGACTTTTGGCGTATTTGGAATGAAGAACAGGCCAGGGTAGATCGCCAACATATTGACCGCGGCGCAGTTGGGAAAGATCCAAGCAAGGTATCTAAAGAGTACACGCAATGGGACGGACTAGCAATGTACGAAGATCAAGACTTGCTAGGTAAAGCCGCTTGGGTTACTAAGATGTCTCCTGCTATGGCCGAAAGCCAACCAAATTACATTAAATCTATATTTGATCTTTTACCTTTTGCAAAGATTAGATCTATTAGGCTATGGAGCTCAAATTGTACCATCCCTGCACACTATGATGGTAACATGCCAGCGTCATTAGATGGTGTAATGCGCTTTCCGACTGAGATTCGAATTATGCTTGATGATAAGAATCCTAAAGAAACATTTTATCTGACGCCGGTTACTAAGCATAAACCGCACACAGAGATACCAGCAGAGGATAGGTATTATGTAAAACTACCCGCAGACTCTAATACATTTGCATGGAATAACGAAGATTACCTGCATGGTGCAGATTATAATCCAGAGTATAAAAAAATACTCGTAGTTGTTAAAGGTTGGGTTGACTTGGATAGATTAGAAAAACTCTTAGATAAGAGCATTGAACAGTATCCTAATTTTGTAATGAGAGAAGAATGACTAAAATTGTTATACAAGGAAAAGGCACCGTAGGCCAATCAACAGAAATGTTTTTAAAACAATACAATCCAACACTGGATATTGTTTTTAATGATCCTGGCAAAAATGAAACTGCTAGTCCTGAAGCATGGACCAGTGCAGACTATGTTATTATTTGTGTCAACACTGACCTAAACTCAGAATTGCAATTACCAGAGAATAATACAGCAAATGTTGATGAGGCTATCAATCAAGCGTTGGCTAATGGGTTCAAAGGAAAGATTGTAGTTAGAAGCACAATAGGGATTGAAGCTTTAAGCCTACTAGTGAAGCAATTAGGTCAAAATTTAATTGTTTGGCCTGAGTATATTCGAGAAGCAACCTGGAGAGAAGATAGCATTAGTCCGCGATTTGTTATTGTAGGCGGAGAGTATGCAGAAGAGTTTTCTGCAATCTTTGATGCCTATAAAGGAAATGTAATTATTACAGACCCAGTCGAATCAATGATTGCTAAACTTAGTACAAATACATTCTTAGCAATGAAAGTTATTTTTGCTAATCTTGTTGAAAAGTTATGTGTTGCAAATGGAGCCGATTATAGCATAGTAAGACAATTACTTGAAAACGAAGGTAGGCTCGGTAATAGTCATTGGGCCGTGCCTGGGTTTGATGGACAGCGGGGTTTTGGTGGAAAGTGTTTTCCTAAGGATGTTAAAACATTTGAAACGGCTTTGGTAAAGAGTCAGATCCATATCGACTTGATTCGTGCTGTGCTGGACCTTAATAACGAAATGAGACCAAATGATTAAACCAAAAATTAATGATCCGTGGGATTCGGTTGTTAAAACTCTTAGGGGCATACACAAAAAGGAGTCAACACCAATTGACCCCACATGGATTGTATGTTATAATGATGGTACAAGAAATTTAGTTTTAACTCATCAAGAAGCAACTTTAGACGAAATACTTCAGACATTTGAAGACTTCTGCAAAGGTTGCGGTTTTGTTTTCGATGGGTTTGCTATTGTTGATGAAGATGGGATTCCAGTTAACGGGCTTAACCCGTTAGCTAAACTTGAAGGCGGTACAGATGAAGATACAACTGGCTAGTGATTTGCATTTAGAATTTTCAGACATTAATATTCAAAATAATAATAATGCTGATGTTCTAATCCTGTCTGGCGATATTATGGTTGCACAAGATCTGCACGACCACCCGCCGCCACTTAAAGGTGCATGGGATGTCATCGAACTCCCAGACCTTGGCCGTAGACAAGCACAAGCACAAAAGTTTCGCGATTTCTTAAAGCGTTGTGCGTTTCAGTTTCCGCATGTAATCTATGTTGCTGGTAATCACGAATTCTATCATGGCAAGTGGCATCAAACACTAGATATCCTACGCAACGAATGTGGCAAATATCCTAATGTTCATTTCTTAGAAATGGATACTGTTAAGATTGAGGATGTAACATTTATTGGCGGTACTTTGTGGACTGACTGTAATAAGGGTGATCCTCTTACGCTACATGCATTGCGTGATATGATGAATGATTATAGAATCATTCGTAAAGAGTTTGAGGGCTACACAACACTCAAACCAGTAGATACAGTTGTGCGTCATAAAAAGATGCTTGACTATATTAAAACCATTGTGGCCGAAAGAGGTGATGAAAAATTTGTAGTTGTTGGGCATCATAGTCCAAGTCATCAAAGTATACATCCACAATATGCCAACGATCAATTAATGAATGGCGGATACCATAGTGACTTGAGTGAGTTTATTTTAGACCGCCCTCAAATTAAACTATGGACACATGGTCATACTCATCATCCATTTGATTATGTCATTGGTGAAACAAGAATTGTTTGTAACCCTAGAGGTTATGAAAACGATGGATACAGCGAAGAAACAGGCTGGAATCCTGACCTAACACTGGAGATATAATGAAACCTATAGATCCACCAGAATCATTGAGTATTTGGGTAGTAGCCAGCATTAGCTCTTCTGGGACAATGACCACACATGCACCGTCATCACCTAGTATGACAACTTTTCCTGGTTATTACACAAATCTCAATGATGCCCAACAAGAACAAATGTTGTTGGCATTAAAGGGCACTAAGGCCCATGTGTTTCAAATGGACTTTCCAAGACCTTAATATGAACAAAAAACTTTATGAAGTAATGAACATTCTGAGCGAAGAATGTGCAGAGGTGATTCAAGCAATTAGTAAGTGTAATCGGTTTGGTTTGGATAACGCCAAACCCGGAAAACCCCTAACTAATGCTCAACACCTCGAAGGTGAAATTGGTGATTTACTTGCAATGGTAGATCTGTTACAATCGTTAAATGTAGTAACTGCTGAAGGCATGGAAGCCGCCAAGCAGGCCAAGTTTGAAAAATTAAAAAAGTGGTCAAGCATATATGAATGAATTTAAAGTAAGTGAAATCTTTTACAGCGCACAAGGCGAAGGACGCTTTGTTGGTGTTCCTAGTATTTTCTTCCGTACATTTGGATGTAATTTTAAATGTCCTGGGTTTGGTCTGCCTAGTGGCGAAAAGACTAGCGAGCCGGACGAAATTGGTAAAACAGTTCACTTATATAAAACATTCAACGACTTGCCATTGGCACAAACAGGATGTGATAGCTATGCAAGCTGGCATCCTGCATTTAAACATCTAAGTCCTAACTATAGTGTCGAGCAGGCAATTGATGCAATGCTAGCGTTAACTCCTAATCATCATTGGATGCAGGACAACGGTAATGATGTACACTTGGTTATCACAGGTGGTGAGCCATTGCTAGGTTGGCAAATGTTGTATCCAGAGTTGTTGAGCAATCCACGCATGAAGGATCTAGAAAACTTAACTTTTGAAACTAATGGCACTCAACATTTGCATGATGACTTTAGACGCTTTTTGTTAAACGATTATCGTCTAAGCAGAGATCAGATTACATTTAGTGTAAGTCCTAAGCTAAGTGCCAGCGGTGAAAAATGGTCTGATGCTATTCGACCAGATGTTGTTAAAGAATATCAACAGCGTGGCTTTACATATTTAAAGTTTGTAGTTGATAAGGCAAGCGACTTTGAAGAAGTTGATGCGGCTACAAACGAATATCGTAAAGCAGGCTTTAATGGTCCAGTGTTTGTAATGCCAGTAGGTGGAACAGACAAGGCATACTTTGCAAACACTAAGCACATTGCAGACATTGCAATGGAAAAGGGTTATCGTTACAGTCCTAGATTACATGTTGACATCTGGTCAAATGGATGGGGCAAATAATTGCCTTTTTATATGGATACTGGTGAGTCTTTTTATAAAAAGGCTTACTGGAAAAAACGCTTTATCTGGAAGAAACCTAGGCGCTGTGAATTAACAAATAAATGGCTATGGTTTACCTTTGCTTTTGAAGGTGTCGCAATGTGGATGGGTCCTGGAGGTCCTATTTTTGAATTTAGATATCACAATGTTGAGGAACATTTTTTATGGCTACTAGAACAATGAAAGCTCAAAAACCCGCCGAAGGCATTTTAATCCGCAAAGATTGGGGAGATGCTAAAAGCTATGTTGTTCCCTGTGAATGTGGATGCTCTGACTGCGAACACAATGTTTGGGTAGAAGCCGACGAAGCAGGTGTTACGGTTACTACCTATACTAAAGTAAAAACAAAGTGGTGGCAATTTAATCGTTGGAAAATTATGTGGACCTTATTAATCAAAGGTTACATTGAAGAAGAAGCAAGTATTGTAATGTCTAAACAGCAGGCTCTTAACTATTCTAAAGTTTTAGAAAGTGCCGTAAGGAATGTTGAAGAGTTTCAAAAGGCTCGTATGAGCAACAAAAACCCAGCTTAATGGATATATAAATGACTATGAGCACATGGACACATCACTGTAGCAGTTCTGGAAAATTTGCGGTATTTCAGTTAGCTGAAATATGTCCTGCCTGCGGAATTAATAACCAAGTCGAGTCACTTCGACATGCGGGGTTCTTGGCTACCCCTCCCAAAAAGCCAACTATTACCGAACAAGGTAAACGCAAAGTTGCGGCCTTGTTCATGCCTAAGATTAAGAAAACAGATACATCAGAATACGATAACGACTTCTATGATAGACACGGATAATACTCACGCAAATGATACTAACCCCTGTCAGGGTATTTGTGCGATTGACAAAGATGGATTCTGCGTAGGGTGTTTTAGAACGCAAGATGAACGAAGTCGCTGGTACGATGAAAACAACGAATGGAGAGAATCCGTTTTGGTTGCAATTAAAAAACGCGAAGAGGATGCCTTTGGGCAATAATATATGTTAGATTTTGTAAAAAAATTTTTTAAACGAAAACCTACAGCAAAGTCTATGAAAAATAGCATGGAGCCTTGGGTCAATGTAGTTAAGGCACATGTTGATCAAAATAACCCCAAACAAGGTTACTTTGAGCTCGAATGGAATCCGGCCTTTGTAATTTTTCTTAGAGAAAATGGGTACAAGGGCATTAGCCCAGAAGAAATTGTAGATCAGTGGTTTACTGACCTATGTCGCAATGTTGGTATGGATGGCATGGCCGCTGGTGACTTTATTGCTGATGCAGGGCGAATTGCAACTAACGAGCGTACTAAAACACAACAATGAAATACATAGAAACACATGCCAGAAGTGTGGCTAAAACACTAACTGTTAGAGTGCTGTTTACATTAAGCCATTTACTAAATGGTTTTATTATCAGCGGCACATGGGCTACGGGTGTACAAATTGCAGGTGTAGCCACGCTCATAAACATGTTCTTATTTTGGGCGCATGAGCGCACTTGGAACTGGATGCAATGGAATAGAAAACCTACAGATGGTTTACTATTTTCTGATGGCCAACCAAGAACTATATCTAAAAGCATAACATGGCGTTTACTAATTACCACTAGTAATCTTGTAATTCCATATCTTATCACAGGATCTTGGGGGTCAGCCCTGCTGTACGCAGGCATTGCTACGGTGCTAAATGCGCTAATTTACTATGGGCATGAGCGTATTTGGAACAGGGTTTCCTGGGGCAAAACGGCACAGTAACGGTTAGATAATATAAATAGTAGCAAGGAATTTATCAAAAATTCTACTATAACGGAGATAATATCCAAATGACAGCACCAATTAAATTAAAGTGGTTGATTGCCCACCAACCAGCTTATCTATTTGTTCGTACAGCTAAGGCGTTTACTAAAGAATTAGAAAAGCGTTTACCTGGCCAATTTGAAATTGAAGTACTAACAGTTAAAGAATATGTCTACAAATACGGTGACATTCCAGCACTAGCAAATCGCGTTGCAGGTGTTAAAGGTCTAGAAAGCAATGAAGTTTTAGACTGGGGTAATGAAGTTGAATGGACTTCTATTAAAGATAAGTGGACAGCATTCTTTGAAGGCTTAACAGAACAAAAGATTCACTTGAGCCAAACACAGGCTTCTACTATCGGTTTCCAATATCCAGCATTTAACACATTAGATTTGCCATTCTTGTTTGAAGGGCATGATCATGTTAGCAAAGTTCTTGACGGCGAAATTGGTGACGAATTGTGCGAAGGCCTAGGCCAAGCAACTGGTGTAAAAGGTTTAGCATTTACATACTCAGGTGGCTTCCGTGTTTTAGGCGCCAATCAAAAAATTGAAAACTTAGATGACATCAAAAATGCCAACTTAACAACAGTTAACTATACTACTCCAATGTTTAAGCAGATTACGCCAAATGCTACAAATCGCATGAATGCCCCTTTACAAGACATTAACGATGCGGCCAGCGAAAATGGCGTAGTTGAAACAACATACTTGCGTTTCAAAGGCACAGATATTCTTAAAACAAATCACAGTATGTTCTTAACAACTATCTTAATGAGCGGTAGCTTCTTTGACACTTTAACAGAAGAACAACAACAAGCCTTTAAAGATTCGGCAAAAGTTGTTGCTAAGTTAGAGCGTAACTGGTCAGTTGAAGATGCTGAAGTGTATGAAAAGACTGCTAAGATGCATGGTATTACCATCAACGAAATTAGCGAAGAAGATACTGCAAAACTTCGTGCTAATGCTCAGTACTCATACAAACTTGCAGAAGAAAAAGTACCTAACGGTGCTGAACTAATTGCTCGTATTAAAAACGCAAAATAATTTAATTTGTGGTCCTAAAAGGCAAAGTGGAAACTTTGCCTTTTTCTATGGTTGACTTTTTACATTAGTATTGTTATACTTGTCCTATGAGCTATCTAATCGTCGACGCCGCTAACTTATTCTTTCGTGCCCGCCATGTGATCCGTAACGGAGATCCAGAGGAAAGGGTCGCTATGAGCTACCATATTATTCTTGCCGCTGTATTAAAGCAATGGCGCGAACGACAAGGTCGGCATGTAGTGTTCTGTTTTGAGGGCCGTAGTTGGCGTAAGGATGTTTACAAACCGTACAAGGCTCAACGAGCCGATGCCCGTGCCGCACATACTGTCAAAGAAGCAGAAGAAGAAAAACTCTTTTGGGAAAGCTTTGACAAGTTTTATGAATACATTAGCACCAGGACCAATGTAACAGTACTTCGTAATCCTGTATGTGAAGCTGACGATTTTATTGCTCGTTGGATTCACCTGCATCCAAATGATAATCATATTATCGTTTCAAGCGACAGCGACTTTGAACAATTGGTCGCTCCCAATGTTCAACTTTATAATGGTATTGCTGGTGTATTAACCACACATGAAGGTTACTTTGATGATAAGGGCAAGCCGGTTGTTGATAAGAAAACTAAAGCAGTCAAGCCGGCACCTAACCCAGAATGGTTACTCTTTGAGAAGTGTATGCGAGGTGATACCTCAGACAACATATTCTCTGCTTATCCGGGAGTACGCACTAAAGGGACAAAGAATAAGGTTGGTCTCGAAGAAGCCTTTGCCGACAGAGACAATAAAGGATTCATGTGGAACAATCTCATGCTTCAGCGTTGGACCGACCACGAAGGCGTCGAACACTTAGTTCGCGATGATTATGAACGCAATAAGGCTATTATTGATTTGTCAGCACAACCTGATAACATTAAAGCCATTCTTGATGAAACGATTGCTACCGCAGTTCAGCGTGAGCGCAATCCGGCCGTTGGCCCACACTTTATGAAGTTCTGTGGTAAGTATGGGTTACAAAAGGCAAGTGAAAATGCTCAACAACATACTGAGTGGCTGGCGTCCAGCTATAACTAAAATTTTTATTACACTGGGAATAGTAGGCCTATTAATGGTCTGCCTCCCTGTTATAGCCGCGGCATTTTTTGTTGATCATAAGTGGGAATGTGCTAACACTAAATTATTGCAAGAAGGTTTAGAAATAAACGGTGAAAAGATCATAGCATCTGGTACTGTTTTTGAAGACAATCTTATAATGACATTTTGGACTAGTCCAGATGGCGATTGGACTATACTTGTTACTCCACGCAGTACGCCAGAACTAAGCTGTATAACACTATATGGCAATAAATTACGCACTTTGAAACTAAAGACCTATATTTAAATAGCGTTTTAACAGGTCCATTAAACACATACTTTTGATAAATAAAAGTATGAGTAGACCAAAGCCAACCATCCTATTAACGAATACTAATTCACGCACATATAAGAGTGAAGAAGTTCTTGCGGCTGATGCTATCTATGCAGTATTTTATAAAGATAAGCCAATCAACCTACGCACATTAAACAGCCTAGTAAGCTATCCTGGCCCTAAGTATAAAAAGGTGTCGTTTAGTAATCCTGGTCATGCGTTTAACCTTGCTGACCGTTTAAATAAAATGTTCAAGTCAGAGGATTTCTCTGTCGTTGAATTAAAACAAGGTCGTCGTATTAATGAGCAAGGAACTAGCTACAAAGATAACTGAGTATCTAGCTCAGTATCCAATTCCTCATATCTGGGAAAACACTAAGATAACTCCCTACACGGTTTTTAAAAACTATCAGCCGGGTCGACAAAAGGGGTTACGCCTAACTACCTTTGGTTGGGAACTAATGAAGCCACACTTTCGTTATTGGTCGTATCAATGTCCTACAGGTTGGGCACCAAAGCCCGGACATCTAATAGGACTTGAGCAACACCTAGATTGGCCTTACTATCATGGTGCTGGTTACTTCCGCATCTTTGGTGAGCAAGATGCTATGGAAATCCGTTTAGTCAATGATGATATTGTGCTGTGGCTTGATGGACTAAGCAGAAAAGCACAAGGTCGTGGCTAAAAAGCCACATTTGCACAAAAAATAAGCATTTGTTGTAAAAATACAACACTTTTTAGCCCAAAAACAGGTTGACTCTTGGCTCTGTTTGCGGTATAATACTAACACTATGAAACGATCCACAATCATTGTTAACTTTGAGCGTCCTAAGCGCAGAGCTGTAGAGCTTTACGATGCCAACTCGCCTTTTAAAGGTAAGGTTGAGCGCAACCGTATGGCCTATAAGCGTAAGCCTAAGAATCAGAAAGAGGTTGACAAGGATCTGGGTCTATAGTATAGTAACACTATTGCGGAATGGTTCTGCAATAAATCTTTAATACACACACAGGAGTATTTTTATGTCTAAGCAAGTGTCTAAACAAGCCATTGAAGCCGCCGTTGAGGCAGTTGCCACTGGCGAAACTTTTACTTTCGTAGGTTATGCTGTTTCCAAGAACGGTAAAGGTGCAGTTCGTTATACTAACGACAAGCGCCGTACTCGCACTCTCGTTCGTGCAGGTTGTACTGATGTTAAGTTTGTGGAACTTCCTGAGGCAATGACTAAGGAGCAGATTGATGCTTCTGAATATATTGCACAAGTTAAGCCCGCTGACGCTGTACAGGCAGTTGCCTAAGGAAAGATAGGGGTTGACAACAACCCCTACTTTTGCTACAATTATTACATTATCAACCAACCCTTAGTAGGAGCCACCATGGGTAATAGTACAGTAGAAACCCGCACCGTAAAAATTAGCGAGTGCAAACCAATTCTTCGCCGTGCCGTTGCAAAACGCCGTCCGGTATTTGTCTGGGGTCCTCCCGGTGTCGGTAAGTCCGACATGGTTAACCAAGTTGCAGAAGAGTTTCCTAACTCTACTGTAGTCGACTTGCGTATGGCCCTTATGGACCCAACAGACATTAAAGGTGTCCCTTACTACAGTCAAGGTGACAACACTATGAAGTGGGCTACCCCTTCAGAATTGCCTTCAGCAGAGTTTGCCGCACAACACGATATCGTGTTCCTTTTCCTTGACGAATTGAACTCTGCTCCTCCTGCTGTTCAGGCCGCGGCTTATCAACTTATTCTTAACCGCAAGGTTGGTCAGTATACCCTGCCTGACAATGTTGTACTAATTGCCGCAGGTAACCGAATGGGTGATAAGGGTGTTACATATCGTATGCCTAGCCCACTGGCTAACCGTTTCATGCACTTGGAAATCCGTGTGGACTTTGAAGACTGGGAACAATGGGCTATTATGAATCAAGTCCACCCGCATGTTGTTGGTTTCTTGAAGCAGTTCAAAGGTGACTTGTACAATTTTGATCCTACACAACACGATCGTGCATTTGCTACTCCTCGTACCTGGTCGTTTGTAAGCGATATGCTTGATGATGACATGCCTGACTCTGCTAACACTGACATGGTTGCTGGCCTGGTTGGCGAGGGTATGGCTATTAAGTTTATGTCGCATCGTAAACATGCCGCAGACTTGCCCGACCCTGCAGATGTACTGTCAGGTAAAGTTACCACTTTCAAGTCTAAGGAAGTGTCTGCCGCTTATGCGCTGGTTACCTCCTTGTGCTACGAACTTCGTACTCGTTACGAAGATGGTAAGAGAGCTGGTAAGCTTGACGACTTCAACAAGAGTGCAGATAACTGGCTTGGTTTTATGATGGCGAACTTTGAACCTGAAATGGTTATCATGGGTGCCCATACAGTTCTGAAGAACTACAAGGTTGTCTTTGATCGCAAGAAGATGACTAACTTCCCAGAGTTCTTCAAGCGTTATGCCAACTTACTCACAGACGAGTAATTTGACAGCAAGGCTTCGAAACTGGTCCGTAGCAGAAATGCTTTACGGATCAGATGCTCGAGCCATATGGACGGACCAGCCACCAACCCCATCTGATGTTAGCGAGTGGCTCCGCAAACAGAGGAATAGCTGGTCCGTCCGTACCCTTTCAAAAGCCACAACAGTCAACGAAGTTACCACATGGGCCAGATCGCAAGGTCTAAAGAGATTGGATTGGGATTTTATACCTAAGCAAAAAATTTGGTTCAGAGACCCCCAAGTAGCAATGATTTGGGACTTAACCTGTAGTCAAAAAACAACAGAAAAACCCATTGACATTGACCCAGAATCGTAGTATAATATACATATAAACAAATAGGAGCCACCTAATGTCCAGACTTAATGCCCGTGATAAACTAGTTAAGAGCCGTGTTGCAATGTTGCTCAAGTATCCCTTTTGGGGTCCGTTGGCGGCTCGTCTTAAACTAGAAGAAGTCGAATGGTGCAAGACTATTGCAACAGATGGTCGTACATTTTATTACAATGCAGACTTTGTCAGTAAACTGTCCGACGGTGAAATGATCTTTGGATTTGGGCACGAGCTAGGTCACATTATTTTTGATCACATGACTCGCCGTGGCAGTCGTGATCCGCAAGTATGGAACATGGCAGGTGACTATGTTATCAATAACATGCTTATCCGCGAAAGCGTTGGTACTGCAATCACCACCGTACCTATCTTGGCAGATCGTAAGTACGAAGGCAAAACTGCTGATGAAGTATATGACGAGTTGATGAAGAATGCTGTTAAGATTCAATTGACACTTGACGATCACTTGGATATGGAAGGTGATGGCGAAGGCGACGAAAGCGACAGTGATGGCAACCCTACTGACAAAGATGGCAAAGGTAAGCCTAAATTTAAAAAGTTGTCAGAGGAAGAACAAAAAGCTCTGCGTGATGAGTGGCGCGAAGCTGTAATCCAGGCCGCCAAAAATGCAGGTGCAGGCAATACCCCAGGTGCTATTCAGCGTCTTGTTAAAGACATTACTGCCCCGGTAATGGATCTTCGTGATCTGTTGCGTATTCAATTTAGCGGAAGTGTCAAAAGCGACTATACCTGGATGCGTCCTAACCGCAAGGCCTGGCATACTGGTGCTGTACTTCCAGGGCAGTTGCCTGGTGAAGAACTAGACATTGTTGTTGCACTAGACGCATCTGGTTCCATTGACGAAGGTATGCTTATGGACTTTTTGGGTATGGTGCAAGGTGCGCTGGATCAGTTTACATCTTATAAGGTGCGAGTAGTTACTTTTGATACCGATGTTTACAATGAAGACACCTTTACTGGCGATGATGGTCGAAGCATGGCAGAGTATGCTATTGCCGGTGGTGGCGGTACAGACTTTGATTGTGTATGGCAATGGATGAAAGATAATGAAGTCCAACCGCATCAGCTTGTAATGTTTACGGACGGCTATCCGTTTGGTAGCTGGGGCGACCCAGACTATTGCGATACGCTGTTTGTTGTACATGGTAGCAATACTATTACAGCACCGTTTGGCATTACTGCTAACTATGTGCCTCCAAGTCGTAAGCGTAATTAATTGCAGTAGCCGTTGCTCCTTTAGTGCCCTTCGGGGCACTTTTTTTTGGTTATACATTCGGTGTATAGGTGCTATAAGTATCTTTGGAAGAATTCCGTTCTATAACCTAGGAGATTTAAATGGAACAACAAGAACAACAAGCTCAAGAACAAGCACAAGCACCAATCGGTTTAACATTGCAAGATTTGCGTGTGTTAGCAGGTGCAGTTGAATTGGGCGCACAGCGTGGTGCCTATCGTGCAGGCGAAATGGAAGTTGTTGGCGCAACATACAATAAACTTGCAACATTCTTAGCGGCAAACGCACCAGCACAACCTGAAGCTCCAGCTGAAGGTACAGAAGTTACCGAAACTGCTGAATCAGCAGAATAATCGAAAGGAGTTGCCACCATGGCAAAATTTATTAAACACATTGGCAGGGTAGGAAAGGATTCTAAGGTCGTAGTGGTCTTTAGAGAAGTTCCTGGCGATCCAGAATCAGCATTGGTTATTCCTACAGGAAACCTACCTGACCTATTTCATGATGATTTAATCAAGGCAATTGAATCAGTAAGTGCTCAAGATAGTGCCGACCCAAGTGAATTTTTGTTTAGGCAAGTATTCCATGATGGTACTAACATGCTAAACACAATCCATCAAAAAGGATGGATGATCAAGGTTCCTACTAAGAGTATCATGATGACACCTAAGCCAGGTGTTGAAATTAACTTAGTTGATTTGAATAGAGAAATCAAACAAATTCAACGAGCTGATGCGGCAACAGGCACAAGGTCTAGTGATATCGCCAACAATGCAAGTAGTCCATCTAGTCCCCCTGGAGTATTAGATGATGCGGCATTGGCATCCAAGTTCCGCTCACAAGCAATGACATTCCAGGCAGAAGCTCGTCGTTTGTTAGAGGAGGCAGAGAAACTTGACCCAAAAGGAATGGTAGCGCAGGTCGTAAATACAGAAGCGCCAGTAAAACGAGGCCGCGGACGACCAGCCAAAGTTCAAGCAGTATAAAACCTACTCTGCTTGGTCGTATTAAATCTTTTTGGAGCAGAGAATGAGTATTCGTAAAAAGGACAGGAGCTTTGAAAACATGTTAAGAGAAATACATGTAGAAGAAGTTCCTGTTGAATACATAGACTGGATTAAGGTTTACTTAGATGATGGAACTGAGTTAGTTTTTAAGCAATCAGATCTAAGCGATATCAAAACCAGCAAAGAAGTGTTAGGTATTAAACAGCTTGAACAATATTTAGATCGTATTGTTGACTTCGAAGTAATGATGAACAGTGAGCTGATCAAGTCCAGAGTTACAAGATTCGTTGGTGCATTATTAGCAACACATTTTAATCAAGAGTAATATGAATAATTTTTTATTAATTAATCCTAGGGGCGAACTAGCAAACTTTTATCAGAATGTAAATCCTGAACTAGTTGATTGCTATGTTGTTAATACCAACCAAAATAGAGACTTTCTGACTGACGAGCAAAGACCGTTTTACAAAGTTTTTACGCCCGACACTTTACCAGAAGATGTAAACTTTGTTTCTGCTATTAGCAATGATGCCTTAGGATTTGATTATTTAGAAAAATTAAATTCTGCTGATAGGATTTTGTTTGCCAATGACAAAAGCCTATCGCAAGCTCGCATTGATTCTTTCTTACTAGGCGAACCTACTTACAATGTCAGGATTGTTGAAGTATTTGGTTTTTACGGTCGCTATGTTACTATCAGCGGATGGGATGTCGACATTAGCAATTATCAATGGACATTGTTAAATCCTACATCACTTGAAGAATGGGATAGTCTAGTAGATAGATCTTTTAATGCGCTTGAGCATATTGGATATATCAACGGGCCAGCACAAATCTTCTTCAACGAAGAAGGTAAGTTAGTTGGTATCAAGTTCCAGCCATTGGTGTGGTTAACAGGCGGCCGTGGTAATCAGTTAATTGGTAGACACTGGGCTGACATTTGGCCAACACTACTTGCCGATAAGAATGAAAACAATAAAGGTTTCTTTAAATGTTTTTACGAATGGTCTAGATCAAGTGGCAATGTTCGCAAATACATTCCTATGAAAGATGTAAGTTTTAACATGCCCTTTCAAAGGAAAAAGGCAGAATCAAACCTTCTTGTAAGTACCGAAACATAAATCCCAAATTGGGATAAACAGACCAAAGTTCTTTTCCGGACTTCGATGATGTATAAGGTGCCACCTTCCGCTAGTTAATATCGGAAGGTTTATTTTTGGATTATGTTCAATAACTTCTTGTATTAGTGCCGCCCATAGATAATAGAACGCACACAGCCACCAGTGTCCAGTGGCCCAACTAAACAGTATTGTCGGAATAACTTCGGTAATCCAAAGATCTAGTGTACTTGTCCAAGTGTCGTTGAATAAGAATAAGTTATTCCAATGCCATTGTGCTTTGCCGTGCAGATTAATATAACGATGATGGTCGTGGTGCGCCGATTTTACCCAGGGTGTTTTGTGCCCAATTCGATGTATCCAGTATAGGCATAAGGTCCAACATAAAAATGCAATAATATATGACATCATGTACTTATTCGTTAAACATTGATAGATTTATACAATAAATATTATAATGGAATTTTACAAAGAAATCAATCTACCAAGTTGGCCATTGATACAGGAATTTTGCCGTAAAAAGTGGCATGGTAAATTTACAACATCGCAAACCTTTACAGGCGGCGATTTATTTTTTATTGGATCACTTTTAAGCCGCGACATAAAACAGGAACTTGGCCTTGATGTACAAATCAAAACAGCAATCATGTTTATAAACGAGCCCAGATTTTTACAAGACTTGCATGTAGATGGATTTAGCGTCGAGCGTATTAATTCTAGCAATACTGCTCTTAATGTTCCAATTCTGAATTGTGATAATGGCCCAATGACATGGTATGATGGTAAGTTTAACTTAACCGAAAGTCCACACAACACTATCAAGTACTTAAAAATAAATTGGGAAGAAGAACCTACTATTGCTGAACATAAGATTATTAACAAACCAACAATAGTTAAAATTGATATTCCACATCACATAGAAAATCAAAGTGACGAACCAAGACTAATGTTAAGTGTCAGGTTCAAAAAAGATATTCCTATTGGCTAACAAGCGTATACATCTACACATACATACTGTATAAGGAGATGTGTTATGGAATGGTTGGCAATTGCCGCTACTGCTGAAAACGAAGTGCTTGCCTGGAGCGAAAGTTTAGCAGTCCTTGAAAGTGCATGTGGGAACGAGTTTAGGGCAATTTGCAGAGTATACGGTGTTGAAGACTTGCAGGCTCAACAGCTTCGTCAAAACAATCTTGACTTTAGATTGCAATTTAATGGTCCACGAAATACTACTCTTATTCCACATCGTAAAGAGCTAGACTTAAAAGCATTAAGTCAATTACTACAGACAAAAGTTGGTTTGATGAAAGAATTGCATACTAGATTATCGCATGGCTTCAAACGATTTGAATCTGTTATACCTTGGCAAGAAGAAGCGTACGAAGAAAAATATAAACAGGCAGTATCGGTTTTAAATGGCCAATCTGACAATACCGGGATGGTGGAAGACTACTCAGATGAATCAGGTTTCGATATTAATGTATCCGCAGGACTTATTGTAAACAAGTATCAAAACAGAAAATTTTTAATTCGTAAACTAGAAAGACTTCGTATCAGACATCAAAATGCAATACGACTGGCAACAACAAGAGAAGATTGTAATCGCATTAGAGCCGCAATGGATGAAGATGCATTTTTATCAATGATGATGTAACATGAGAAAATTATTATATTATATTCCGCATAGAATTTATCGTAGTCCTGCTATGTCTAGTGCAGACCCTATTGCTCGCGAGTTTGTCAACATGTTCAATCCTTGGATTAGCCTAAGTGATCGCACAGGAACATTAAACATTCCAGGTAAGTTTGAAGTGTTTAACAACAGCCCAATCCCAGCAAAGCCTAGTATTGTTCCTTCTTTCATGGGTGCTAGCTATTCAAGGATTGATGACTGTATAGCACAGTTTAATAAGTCAGGCAAAGAAAAACTTGTGGTACTTTATAGCGGTGGCATTGATAGTACATTAATAGTATCGTTGCTTATTAGCCACCCAGATTGGAACGAATTAAAGAAAGTGACCTGGCTAGCAATCAACGAAGATAGTCAAGTTGAAAATCCAGAATTTTTTAGAGAAGTAATTTTACCAAACTTTGGCACAAAGTTATTACCTAGTAATCAGTTTTATGATATAGTGTCAGATACTAGAAATGTATGCATTACAGGAGAATGTGCAGATAACTTATTTGGTAGCTTAACCTTAAAAAGTTATATGGATACAACAGGAAATTATAATGCTATCCATGGAAACTGGATGACAGAAAGCTTACCTTGGCTACTAAAGAAAGCAGATAACTTTGTTGATGAGCGCAGACAAATGTTAACTGATATTGCAAACGCATCGCCAGTTCCTATTGAAACTAATCACGACTTCCTGTGGTGGCTAAACTTTGCAATGAAATGGCAAGCCGTAAAATACAGAATGAGTTTACATGCTCCTACAGCACAGCAAGCAGAGTACATGGCCGCCAATGTTATCAATTTCTTTGATAGCGAACAATATCAGCAATGGGCGTTGTATACCAAAGAAGCAAAAGTTGGCGATCGCTGGAACACATATAAACTTCCTGCTAAGTTACTGATTAATGATATTTGGGCAAATGAAAAATACTTCAAGTACAAGACCAAATGGCCAAGTCTGCCAAGTATTACTCGTTACAACAATGCTTGGGGTTTTTTATGGCAGAACGAAGATGGTTCATTAACTGCCACTAAAGAATTAACTGACTAATTCTGTTGCCATTGGAAATACTGTAGCAATAACTTCAGCACAGGCCTTGGCAACTTCCTGATGTTCTTTTTGTGTACCGTTGGCACTACGCAATTCAATAAAGTGAATCCAACTACGAAGTGTGCCGTTCATGTACAATCGGCTTTCAATGAGTCCTTCTGGTAATACCGCACGAGCCTGCTCTTTAGCTATGCCGTTAGCAATAGCCCATTCGTATTCTCTCTGGGCGGCATAGATAACTCGTTGTTGAGCACGGTACCATTCATTTTGTAAGAGTTGATCATCGACTTCGACGCTGTTCTGTCTATTCTTTTGATCTTGAAGTCTAGCTTCTCTTGTAACGAAGTTGAGATCTTTCGTTGGGTCAGCATAGCGTTGAGAGAACTCTTGGAAGGAGAAACTTCTGTGTCGCAAGATTTGACGGGCAATGTCTCGGGTAGTTGTGATTTCAATACAGGCACTGACCATTTCAAGTGGTGACCAGTGTGCGTGTTTAATAAGATAGCGTATAAGCTTTTCTGATGTCTCTGTATTGAACTGGTTGCTAGGATTGGACACACGGGCGCAATACGCAATAAGTTCCTGTGCATCTGTAATACCCATATCTGCAAATTCTGCTGTGGGTTGGCTGTAAGAGAGAAGTTTAACATTCATAGTGATTCCTTATTGTTTTGCAATTATAGCATCACTGCGTAGCTTCCACAAGCGTTTTACTTCACTTATAGATGCAAATGGCAATACTAATAATAAACAAGGATCAAACTCATGTGGTCGACCACTTACACTTGTTCCAAAATCAAAACTACTTGCCTGTTGATGGTGGTTATTATGCCATCCACTGCCCCAGTGGAAATAACCGATTGGCCAAACATTTGTACTAGCATCTTTAATATCAAAATTGCGATATCCGGCCGCTGGTACATGCCCAAATGTATTCACTAACCCATCAGCATGTAGGCTCATTAGGCTACCAATAATAAAGAACCAGACAGTAAAGCCAATGCCAAAGAACAAACAACTTAACAACAATGTTGTATAGATAATCTTGTTATAGTGTTCGTGGCAAAATACAATTCGTTTATCGCGCAATAGATCGACCGCATATCGGAAACTTACGCTGTCTTGTTTAATTCCAAATTGCCAACCCATATAGCTATGCAACCACCCGTTCTCAACTGGTGTATGGATGTCTTTGCCTGGCTGATCACTTACCTTGTGATGGTGTCCGCGATGCAATGCCGCCCACCATAATGGACTGCCTTCGCCTACCATAACAGCAGACCACAATAAAAAAGGTTCTGCCCACTTATGTGGTTCCCAGGACTTATGACTTAAAAATCTATGTAAGGTTAAATTGTTACCTATACCGTCGAGTAGCACCCATCCGCAAATTGCAGTTAATAGATATGACCATGACCATCCTGTAGCAACAACATACAATATTGCCGCGATTGCTATCAGGTGATAAGGCAACCAGATTGCCAATATGTATGGGATTTGATTAGTCTTGCGATATAATTCAAGTTGGTTACTAAACCACGGTGTAATTTTTTCTAGCATTAAGTTGTTTTCTTTTGTCTAATAGCGCGGCCACCTTCACTTGGTGCTTCAGTATTTGGTCTACGCAGAATGTATCTTCTTAGATTCATATCGTGTGGATGTAGTGCTCCGCCCATTAGTTCGTGTATGAATCCATAAGGGCTTCTTGTTTTTGCTGGTACAGTACATTCAACAAAACTGTAATAGCGTTCTCTGAAAGGTAGCATAATTTTACTATATGCACTTTCTCTGCTGGACGGATATGTTACATAGAACTCATTCATTCCGGCGGCTTCGTGTAGTTCACATAAGAGCTCCATTGTTTGTCTAAACAGTGGAATAAAGCGGTGTCCAATCATTGGGCTTAACAACCAACTCACTGACCATGATGGCATATGGTCCCATCGACGCACACCAACTGCGGCTTGATAAACTCCTGATTCGTCAACTACTGCATAGGCCTGGCGAATGTTATAGTTATTAAAATCACTTGGCTCAATAAATGCACGGAAAAACTTTTCTGCTCGGGCATCGTCATTGATGTCATTTGTAATTTTAAAGTCTGGGTACTTGTCAGCCTCGGCATTTTCATAGATGCTCATGTTGAAGTTAATCAACGACTCTAATTTACTACTATCAAGTTTTACTAAACTACATTGCATATTGACTGCGTTCCATTGATTAAATTTTGTTCTAGCTCTAGTGCTGGTATTGTATAATGCCTAGGCGTATAATCAACTGCCTTCATTGATACATTATATCTGACTTGATCCCACAAGTGTATATAGTTTTCTACACCATGCCATTTTGGCCTTTTACGGAAAGTATAGCCCAAATTTGAATAAATTTGCATTTTGCTGGAGGTCCATCCTAGCTTTCCTTGTATGCGATCGCGAATTAGATTTGCGGTAGTTGGTATTTTTAAAAATGCTAATATAGATTCTGGACTGTATGTGTAGAAGTTGTTTAATGCGGGTATTCCAGTTTTATCAACAAACCTGCGCCATACCCCGTCTTGGTCTTCTTTTTTAAGGAAAACCCATTTGCTAGTTGACTCACCTGTTTCCCAATTAATACTAGGAATTTTTTCTAATTCGATTTCGTCCACTGTAATCATTGGTGCGGCATAATCTTCAGCGATGCTTAACAACATTTGCTGATATAGAGTATATGCTTGATACTTCTTTGCAATGTCGTAGCACTTTTCTGATTGCACAAACTCTTGCATATCAAAATCAATAACTGTGTATGACAATCCCATTTGATCTAACATTTCCATCATTGGACCAATATCGTGCATGTTATCACCGTCGGGGAATCTAACAGTAACTAGCTTCGGTGTTATACCTGCGTTTAAAAATGAACGCAGAGCCATTTCGCTATCAAGGCCACCACTCATAAAAACTGTTAAATCTGGAAAATCTCTTTTAATACTTCTTGCGTTTCTAATTAGCTCTGCACGAAAGCTCATTGGGGTACGAGTACAGCCACCAACGCTCATTGTGGTGTATTCATAATGACTGGTACGCCAGATCTTATTTGGATCTCCGTCGTACCAATATCTTAAATGTCGATTTTCTGTATTATTAACTTCACGCATTTGTTTTTATAAAAGGAGTATCACGAACACCGTATTTCTCTACAACGGTTTTTATAACGCTTTCTAATTCGTATCCTGGCTTAATAGGCTTAACTATTGCCCATTGTGGGGTTGTAAAAAGTCTAATCTTCTTAGGCAAAGGAATACAATCATTCCACCAACTACTCCATACTGTGCCCAATGCCCCTGCTTGACCTTTACTGATACGAACTACGGTATCATACAATATTTTATTGTATTCATTAAAAGTAAGCAACATTCCTAACTTGCCTTGTTGGGCGCACCAATCTAAATTTGATGATAATAGAAAGCGAGTTACTTCATTTTCTTTTCTATAATCATTGAGCAACCAGCAACGATTACCGCCTGAACCCAGTTTGTCTGATAGTGTACTGTTTTCAACTGCGCTAACTCCAACAAATCTTCCACTAACACCATCTTTCAATAATGCAATTTGACCTGTTTCTTTGGTCCAACGCTTTTTGTTTTGTACAAGGTAGCAAAGTCCTGCTGGTTCTTCGTAGCCCATGTTGGCTACTGCCGGGGATGGATTTCTGGCAATTTCGTTTAGAAACTGCTTGTATAGTGATTCGTGCTTTTCGAACTCTTCTGCACAGGTAAGGATAACTTTTAAGTCCATACCTGTATGTATCAGTTAATCAGAGTCGTTGTTTACCAAGCTCATTAATAAATGTGTACGAGGCTCAAGGCTACCATTGATTGCTGTATGAAACTGCCTAGTATCAACCCACCATAAATTGCCATCGGCTGGAATGTGAATCATTTGAACTGGTGGCATTGTAAAAATAAATTTACACTGATTATGAGTTCTGATTGCGAGGTGTAGTCTAGGATTGTCGTCTTGGTGTATACTATAACAAGTTCTAGGCATCATTGTCATAATGCGTGTACGATATACTTTCATAGGCAAACTAGCAAAAAACTCTTCCCAGATGGTACCTACTAATTCTGGATGTAGCTTGTCCCATTGTGCTTCTGGCTCCCCAGGTCTAGACCCTGTACTAGATTCCCAGTCTGGTAGCCCATTGGTTTGTATGCTTACCTGTGTGCGTATGCTATTCTTTTCCGTATCCCAGATGAGTCTATCTATCTCAGGAATTAATCTGGAAATATCAAAATTGTAGTTTTCTATCTTCTTACAGCGTGGGTTCATTATACTTTACCAATGGCCATAAATCTTGTGCATTTAAACAAGTTTAGTTCTCCGGCCCATATGATAGTATTTAATCCGCAAGTCTCTAAGAATTCCTCTAATGTATTGTGACAGTTAACATGATCTGGTACATCAAACATGTCGTTGCCTTGTAGTACTACTGTCGTGCCAGCGGGTAACGAATTTACCCACTCCCCGTGGTTTTCAAAGTGTTCTACGATTGTGTCAATCATTAAGAGTTTTTTATATTTTTTAAAATCAACCGTTTTTATATCTGTTTCAGAGTTTTTAAAATTGCTATGCGTGCCTGCATTTAATTCCATTGCGGCAGAATGTACACTATTGTCAATGTCAAAGTTAATAACAGAGTCTAAATTTTTTCCCATCATTGTGGCCAAGAATGGTAGCATGCCAACCCAGCCCCCAGCAATAGCAGTAACACATTCAGGATCTCCAAGCTGTCGCTTCTTCGGTAACAATTTAAGACTATCAAGTTTATCAATGAGCCACACCTTGCTTTTAACTTGATTGCGACTTAGTGCATCCTTCCAGTTTAGATCTGGGTGCTTGGATATTGCTGATGCTAATTTTTTAATTCCTACAGCATGTGCAGGAGGATAGTATGATCCAACAATATGTCCTAGTAGATTAATATCATCATCAACTACACAAGAAAAAATTGTATCATAACCAAACAACATTTCTAATAGATAAAAAATTTGATAAAAGTTTTTGCGTGATTCATCTAAGTATGTTAGTGCCTGTCTAAGTACATCAAACGGATTGTTATCTGGATTATCTGCAATCCAATGGCTCATTGTTTCTAAGTTATGTATTAAAGAATTTGCGTTTCCAGAATCAAAGATGTTTGATGCTAGTGGGGACAACTTTGTTGGATGTTCTGGGTCCCAGTCTTCTACCTCGGTCCAAAGTCTTGGAATGTATATGCCTTTGATGCAAACTATATCAATTAGTTTCTTGTGTGCATATTCGCTTGCATTGCCATTAGCATAGTCAATTATAGGAGTAAGGTCGATAAACTTTTCTCTGCCAACTTCAATGATTAATGCTTCAAGTTCTGTTTTAGATCCAGTTTCTAACCAGCGATTGAAGAGGTGTAGACTGTGTCTATACCCAATCGCTTCATCTGTAAAGTATAACAATGATGATCGTAAGATTGCATTATTATCCATTGAACCATCCGTACATGTTTAAATTAGTTCTCCACTTTACATCTTCGTATGTTAAGGAACGCTCTGGATGTAACTGTAGCATCTTGATAATTTTACTTTGATGTGCATCAAAGTCAGGAAGTTGCCAGCCTAGAATATCACTTAATTCTTTTCCTAACACCTTATTTTGTTGTGCAGGATTAGAGATTGCATGGTCGTTAAAGAATTGTTTAAACCACGCATAATCTCTAATGTTGGTAAAATCAAACTCGTCACTTTGTAATAACTTAACAGCCAACCTTGCACCATAAACACTCCACAAGCCGTGTTCAACATCTGCTCCAACTGTCATCCATGTTAGAAGTCGCTGGAAGTTTGCGGCGTGCATTGTGGTAGCCCACTCATTAGCTTTTAGTACCTGCCCTTGTTCCATGCTTAACTTAACACCTTCTCGAAAGCCAACCCTAAATGCTTGATAAGGACTTGCATTTGTATAGACTGTAGAAAAGCATCCTGGAAGTTCTTTATATCGATTGAAGTCCCAACAGAAATCTACTGCATCTCGCTCTTCTGTAGCAAGTTCATGACTACGCATATTAGCAAGATGTTCGGTACTCCACATCTTTAATCCGCCGTTGCCATACATCAGACCATTTGTATACTGTCTTCCACCCCAGGTAAAGCTTACCTTACCATCCATGCCGTCAGGCAAAATCTTATTAAAGAATGTAGGATCAACTTGATTGTCTGCGTCAACTGTAATAATATATTGGCTGTTAGGAAATTCTGCGGCGGCGGCTTTATGTGCGGCATCAAACCCTACTACTCCATGTACCCTGGCAATTTGTTGTTTACCGCCAACTACCTGTTTAAGCATTTCCCAGTGTACATCAGCATTTGGTTCATCAAAACTTAAAAAGACTACAGGAACAGAACGCATTCTTTTAACTGTTGATACTTCCATTGCGCGATTAAACATTGACATTTTTAAATTCCTTCTTGAGCCATGCCCAGTCATTGATTAAATTAATTTGTGTAGGGTCATCGCTATACACCAGTCCAAACTCTGAACCAGCTTGTGCTCCTAATACAGCATACTTTCCGTTATGTTCGTTCCAACCTTCGGTGCACCATATCAATCGTCTATAGCTTGCACTTTCAATTTCAGACCATCTTTTAAATATATCCAAATCTTCCGCATACTTTTCTTGTATTAGCATGGTCTTGACACTTCTATAATTTTCTTTTTTGTCATTGTTCCAATCCTGCGACATAACAAATTCATTTAACTCTTCAAGTTCTGCTGATTGTTCTTTTTTGGCTTTTCTTATTTTACTCTTGATCATTGATAAAGAAGCCAACTTAGCACATTCGCGGAACGCACCTATCCATGCACTTTCGGGTGTTGCATTAAATCTTGTTTCACAGCTAATCCAATCCATGATGATTGTTGCTCTACCAATAGTAGTAGATAGGTCAATTTCCCATGTACGCTTTTCTAAGAATGGCTTGCGTGGGAATAGTTTAACTCCACCATATCCATATTCTAGTTTGTTTACAGGATTTTGGCTAGGCCAAACCAATACACATTCTGTTTCAGGTATGTTCCAATGTTTTTTATTGGGATCTGGTTCCCAAGTAAATTTAAACTTGTCTTCAATCCAGGCATCAGCATCAACGACCCAAAAGTTTTCAGTTGTGCTAAGTTCAGCACAGGCTTTATGTACTTCATATATGCCAGTTATATTGCTAACCCGCTTGGCGTCGGGTGCAAACTCTAGCAGTCGATTCCAATTGGCTTCGCTACCTTCTTCTCCCATTGATATGAAAAATACATCTAACACTGATTATTCCGCAATAAATTGTTCTACATCGCTTTCTTTGACTGTTGGGCCAAGTCGATGTGGGTTGAAATAACTTGCCTTAAAGAACTTGCTACCAGCTTCGTCTAAGTCAGCAATATCTAGTCTTAGATCTTGTTGTAATATTTTGCCAAGCTTTTTAATCTCGCCCATTAGCTTAGTGCGACTCCAAGAATATTTGCTTATTGGGCATGTTTCTTCATCGCCAGCAAACTGTGGCATAACATCTTCTGACCAGTAGGCGTTATGCCACTCAAAGTCAGCCACTAACTTATAATCCCAATCTTTGCGTAGGTTTGTTAGATAACAGCCTAGGCGGGCACCATACATTGCCCATAAGCCATTTTGTACATCAGCACCTACACTCATCCAGACTAGTAGTCTACGATGATTTTTATAGTTGTTCTTGTCAGCAATCTGACGCCAGTCCATCGGTTGTCCATCATGCAATGCTAGTTTAACCCCTTCACGGAAGCCTGCGCGGTATGCTTGATATGGAGTAGCGTTGTTGTAGACATCCGAGTAAATGTTGTTTAGTTGATGATAGTGTATGTCCCAACAAAAATCAACTGCGCCTTTGCCAGAATCAACTGCTTCGTGTGTACGCATTTGCTCTACAACCTTCTTTGGCCACAATTTAACACCACCGTTTCCGTATACCAAGCCATTGATAACATTCTTCCCAGACCAAGATAGTACATCACTTGCATCAAATTTAGTCAGATCCAACTCAAGTTCAAAGAACTCTGGGCGCACTTTGTTGTCTGCATCAATACTAATAAATCTTTCTGTTTCTGCTAACTTTGCCGCGGCTTTATGGCAAGCATCGCTTCCATATACACCATGACTTCGCTTGGCCCACGGACACTTTTCTAGCAAGTCTGCGTAGTTTTCATCGGCGTTTGGTTCATCGTAGCTGATGAATACGATATCAAATTCGCTAATTGGGGTTTTCAAGACATTACTCCTATATCTAAGTTGTTTGCTTTATATAATACCATTGGAGGTGTGTCATGTTGCCATTCTGGCAACAATTCAAATGGGTGATGCTGTCTAAGCATCAGTGTTGGCAATTCGGCCCAACACACAAATCCTTCAAGGTCATTACTATCTACTATTGCAATTTTTAAATTACCGGTAATCTGATCCAATGGAGATCCTTGGCTATAATGACTTTGCGCCCAGAGCCCGCCGTTCTTGACAAAAATTGAAATGTGCTTTCCATGCCCTTTATGACTTAGTACTGTCTGGTCATCTAAGACGCCGCTGAATGCAGAATATTCTTTAGCTCGAATGAAAGAAATATTGCTTGCAACAGGCGGCATATTGATACGAATATTTTGACCATGGAACAATATCTTAGATACTAGTCCATGATCCATAAAAGCCCATAAACGCTTTTCCCAAAAGCCTCGTTCAATGATATCGATTACTTTGATTTCTTCGTTGCCGAATAATTGATGCGGATCTTCGTTGTCTGTTATAAAGAATGGTAGTCCGTCATCGATTTTTTCACCTTCAAGCTTTTCTTTAAGAGCAGTTGACCATACGCGATTTACTTCTACTCGCAAAACCCCCGTATCTGCAAATAGGATAAATCTCAATGGGCTTTGATCGTCAAATTGATACTCACCTGCGCTTAACCAGTTAATCCATGTGTGTTTCTTTTTAAAGATGCCGGGGGCTTTTAAATCTACTAGATCTAGTGATCCAATGTTTTCATTGAAGATGACTCGAAAGTCATTTTGATTTAATGCGCCGCTTAAGAGATTTTTAACCTTAAAGTAAGGTACTATTAAACAATCAGCACTATGCGACTGCCCTGGCTCAATTCCTAGTATATCACCTGACTCGGGTCTGTATCTAACTGACCAAAACTCAGGGCGTTGTTTATTACGGCGTCTAAGTTCAAACTTAATTTCACTCATACTGCCAATACTCCATTGGCTTTTCGCTGTCGGCTATCCAAACAGGGAACAACTGACTATGATTCTCTAGTTTAAAATTTCCATTAGCTGGATAAAATGCAATCCAATCGTGCCACATGTGACTGGCATACATTACCGGAGCAAGTTCTAAGTCTCGTATGCTCAAATCAACAAGTTTAAACCACTCTGGTGCCGTCCACAATCCTGTTGCAGTCAATACAGCAAGCAGGTGTGTAATATGTGGTTCATCTGGTACATAATCTGGCCAATATAGTTCAGGTTCTAGTAAAGATAACATTTCAAAACTTAACTTTGCTGATTCTGGGTCACCAATGACAGCTAAAAACGGCCAAGCGGTTAAGTGATTTTTTTCTACAGCGAGTCTATTCTTAATCTTGCCTGATTCTATAGGAACCCCTCTGTGATCAACACCTTGCCCGGGTAGGTAATTTTCTTTTCTTTCCTTGGCCAATTCAATAATTTCAAATGTAGTCTTGCGAGGGCATAAGCCTGCTAGGCATATTACATCGCCAGCGTCAAAATCTAGTGTGCTTAATTTTTTAATAGTATCCAATGGAGTAGATTCCATTGTAACAATGTTTATTTTGTGATCTGTTGTAGTATACATTAGATCTTTTTTAGTAATAGTGACTAACTTACCATCTGGATGGTTTGTTAAAATATGGAATGTCATGCTAACATCTCCATTAGTGTTTCATAGTTACGAAGTATACTTTTCTTGTTCATTAAATGAACATCTTCCCCCTTGATTTCAACCACAAGATTTTTCCATTCTTCGGGTAAGTTGCTTAACATTACCCAATGGTTAGGTCCTTTAACTTCTACTATGTCATCTCGTTGATCTTGGTAACGCATAAAGGTTGGAATCTGTCCAATAAAGCCACCGTCTTGCCAACCATCGCACATGTGTGCGGCGATACTAGCAGAGTAGTCAGTGCGATATAATGTACCTGGGAACTTATACAAGAAGCGATAGTACTCCCAATTCTTTTTAACTGCTGACCAGATGTTGAAAAAGTGTTCTGCTTCTTCACTCTTACGCCAGTACACTACAGTAGACCACCACATACGAATACCAGCATAGTGTAACCAGCGTTCTGTTGTATACGGTTCTTGCATTTGCAAATTGCGGGCATCTCTATACATTGCCACATTGTGTTGACCACCAAACAGCATTGCCAAGTTAGCGTTGCCACAAAGATAATCAGTATCAATCAAAATGGTTTCGTCAAATGGACTTAGATTATAAATGTCGTGCTTGTTTGTGTTTGTAAACTGTGCGTTGAAGCTATGATATGCGCCATCGTGATGTAGGCGCATGTTTTTTTCGTAACCAGGGTCTGTAATAATAATATCATCCCATGCGGCATTCATTAATGCTGGGCCGTGCGTTTCTTTGCATTGCTCTAGGCTTGCTTGATTAGTTACTAATACCACAGGGTACTCGGGCATATATTTTTTAACAGCATAGGCCGCAACTAATGCTAGCTGAGTATAGTCCAGCTGTTCGTTATTATAAGCGAACATCATGAAGCCCTTGGTGCTCATGTTTAGAGTCCTACAAGTTTGGCTGTGCTTCGTGCTGATTTGAGTTTTTGTTGTTCTTCTAGCTTTAAGGTCATTGCTGAATCGTATTTTTCAATTAGCCGGCCCAGAAACTCATTTGGATTTTCAATCTTAATAACATTGCCACTCTGATCCTCAACTAATAAAGTTCCGCCGTTGATATCTTTATAGTCAGCTAATGAAATTAACTCAGGAGTAGCTTTAAAAATAGCGCCTTGGTATGACAAAAGTTGGGCCGCTGATACACGGGCTTCGATGTTTTGTCTTTGTACTTGTAGTGTTAGGCGATAGTTTGCAAATGCTAACGCATCATTAAGGCGGTTATCCATAGAATCCAATTTATTATATGCGCTGTTATTTACCAGCGCATATTTTAGACTCTAACCAATTAGACTGCTTGCCAAGGCTGGGTTGATGCGATTGTTGGTGTTGGCAATGTTAAGGTAACATTGTTTTCTGTTACTGTACTTGGATGACTCATTGAAACAACCATTGTAGTTGTGCCACGGACTACGGTTCCTAGACCGGAATGGTCCAATAAAACTCTTAATTGTAGCTTTTCGTTTACAATCTGTCCGTATATTTTTAAACGGCTTGACGAATAGCCACCGTAACCACCGTAACCACCGTAACCACCGTATCCACCATAACCACCATAGCCTCCGTATCCACCATAACCACCATAGCCACCATAGCCTCCGTATCCACCACCACCGCCTGCAGGGCTGGTGTATAGTAATTGCTCAGTAGTTAACAGTTCACTAAAGCCAATGTTTTGTGTAACACCGCGATTGTTTTGACTTATGCACTTTTCAACATCAAGTTTCAAAGTGCCCATATCTAAGAAAATACTGCGCCAAGAATAATATCCTGCACCAGTTCCGCCAGCAATACTTAGGCTTAAACGAATATCACCACCTGCATTAAAAAAGTGTCTTGCGCTTTCATACTTTTCTGCGCCACCAAAGTCTAGCTGAAAAATATTTTCAAGTTTATGATTCCAATTTGGAATTGTTGAACTATCATATGTTGCAAGTGTGCTGATAGTTGTCAGTGCTGGATCAACTGTATTACGAACAGCACGAGCTCCTTCTAATAAACTTGTTGCTGTGTTAAAAAATTCTGCTGTAATTTTATCGCCACGGTTAACAATAACCAATTCCTGATCGGTACTGTTAGTGCGTAGCGTACTAATATTGATACGATTAACTAGTTCATTAGTCATATCAGAAGTAACTTTATCTCCGCGGGCTACTGCATCAACATTGTTTCCGCCCCAGCCCCATCGAATTTCATCTTGTACTGCCGCGTCACTGCTTGGACCTTGTCCAGCATGTGTGTCGCCGTATAATTCATTAACGCTATCTGTTAAAGCATTATAGTAGTCGGCCGTTACTTTATTACCGCGGCTGACTGACATTATCTGGCTCCTACTGTAGCCTCAACTGTGCCAAGTCCTGGACCAGCAAAGTTGCTTAGACTGCGACCAATGATACTCCATGCTGGTGCATCTTCTGTGGCGGCCTGTGCTACGCCCGGAATGTCGCTGGCAATTAATCTATCACCGCGTTTAACTTCTCCTGTTACTTTAACTGGAATACGACCAGCTACAGCAATTGGTAATGCATTTTTATCTTTTTTACGCTTGGCGTTCATTAAGTAAGCTGGACGAGTTGAAACAATACCAAACACATTAGTGTCAGCGTATGAAGTAGTTTGTGTCACTTCTGCTGAACCACCTAATGCTACAACAGTACCTGGTTCATAGCTAGCATCGCCAACATAAACTTCGGCCACATCGGCAAATTCAGCTTCAACTGCTACACCACGAATCTTAAAGTCTTGGCTCGAGTTTAAGTTTAAACCACGACCAATTGTACCTGTGTTATTATAATCACCTTCACTGGAATCTGGTGTGCCAGGTGTACCACCAACAAATGCCGTTAAGTTTTCTTCTGCGGCTGGTGTGTAATCATCGTCAACACTTAAAATTGCTACCAATGTACCATTAATAAGGATCTTAATTGCTGTGTGGTCATTACCACTTGTATCTTTAATAATTGCTTCTTCTAAGCCGGTGCCGTCACCTGCTAATAAACCAACATTTTTCCAGCTGGTAATATCTGTACCACCGTCTACATTTACACGAAGTACGCCACCGCCACGGAGAACATTTCCATGTGTGTCAGTCTTGCCCAAGTCCCACCATAATTGTCCAGGTAGTGGACTTTGTGGGCCGTCACCAGCTTGACTAAAATTCTCTAGTAAATGTACAAAATTATCAGCAATGATTTCGCCGTAACCTAGGTAGTTTTTACCTAACAGAATCAGGTCTGTACTTGAGGTATCAACTTCGCCATCAAGCAGGGTTACTAATCGTACACCGTTGCTAGTTGTAATATTGTATGCCATTTCTTTTATCCTTTTGGGCTAATAACCCTTGAACTATTTAGTTTTATCCGTTTATCCAGCCCGTACTCTCAGAGTATAAACAATCTGGATTGTTTGACTGGCGTTTTTTTGCACCGGGTGAAAGATAAAGTGCGTGAGCAATTTACCGGTGTTTAAACCAGTTTCACCGCGGCTTTTTAAGCCAATCTCATTAAATTCAAATTCGCCATCATAAATTGTACCATCTAGTGTGGCTAAAGTCTGATCAAACAAGTTGTATGTACTATCGCTTGCAAGTGGCTCATATGTTGCTAGTGTAACTGTAACGATTGTATCGCTGTAGTTTGTACCAGATACATGCTCAACTTTTACGCTATCTGTTGATCCTGCAGATACATTTTTATCTTGCTCATCTACTACTTTAAAGTATGTAGGGGTATAAAGATCAGAATCAATACCAGTTACATTAGGTTTTCTGTATGTAATAGTACCATCTGTAGCAATTAATGCGGCCCCTGATCCAAAATGTATTTCACTGATATACGAAGATGATGATCGAGCCAATGCACTTGCTAGTGCATAGCTCATATTTTCTTGGTGGATAGCATTTGAGCCTTCGCATAAAACTTCACCAGTATTACAATCTTTGATTGTAATAAAAGTTTCAATGCTGATTGGCAATTCGTTTATTTTCATAATCCATATTTAGCGACTTTTAAAAAACCCGCTTTATCCTTCCTCGCTAATAATTTGATCAACAATGGTTGTTAATCCGTCAAGTGTAATAACATCGCCTGATTCGGTAGTAATCCACGGAGATCTCATTTCAGTCTCTGGGGTTCCGTTACGGCGTCTGTCGATTAATACAGGAGAAAGTGGTTCACTTACTAAAATTGGAATATCTGTAATTGTCAACTCTAATGTTTCACCTAGATCAACCCCAATGGTTTGCGTTGATTTGCTTAGTGTGCCGTCGTCAATGACTTTACTATGATATGGTTTAACTTCATTGATATACTGTTTAATCAACGCATCTTTCTTATCATAGTATACTGCTACAGGATTTAAGTCGTTTGATGTGGTTTGTTCAATTCCCAGGTAGGTCGTTTTTGTAACCCAGTCTGCTGTCGGATTTTGTACTAAACTTGCTTTAACCATATCAAAGAAGGTTAAGTTGAAATAACCAACTTGGTCTCCAACAAAAATATTTTCTCGTAAGGCTTTTAAAACAATCTTGAACAAATCATCATAGCTAAAGTCCCAACGATTTGAATCCCATGCTTTGGTATCCCAGCCTTCAGCGTCCCAGATTGGAGCAAATTGAATTGTACCATTCTTTCTATAAGTTAGAGTTAACTCACCTGTTGCTAAATCTCTATCGTATACTTGCTGAATTACACCCTTGTTATCAACAATTGAAAAGTTTGTTGCTGTTGGGTACGAATCCAAATCGTTGATGCTGTTTAATTTTACAGGAGAGTTGATTGGCAATACATCTCCAGTATTATAATCAGCATAGTCCCATAGATAGAATTTGCCTGTTCCTTTATTTGTTTCTGGATCAATTGGAATCTGGGCAGAACCCAACAATGATGTGTACATTCTTAGATACTTGTCCCAATTGGCCTTACTAATAACATCAACACTTAACAAGTAGTCGTTAACCGCTGTGATAAAGTTTCTTCGAGCTTCTGTTAAATTTGAGAACCATGACTGAGGCTTTGGAACAATACCGTTACCATAACGGCGCTTTGGATGTAGGCTAATGTCTGGCACACGGCGTGGACTTTCTACTACGCCATAGTATCTTGTATCTTCTAATATGCCGCCAGTGACTGCCACTGGCAATCTCTTAATTTTTAAATGTATGTCATCCCAGCTGGTAGCATTGGTAATTTGTCTTAAAACGGTGAATACACCAAATTTTGGATCCGCTGGGTTATTCTGCCATACACGAGTTACATCTTCTCTATTACTCACAACTGTTGGAAGATACGGTATATCAAATGTGCCGTAACTTGAAGTTGCGGTATAATCAACTGTTGGCAAATCGTAATAAGAAATTAATTCTCCTGGCGCATAGTTTTGTCCTGCATGGAATGTTCTAATAGGCTCAATTGTTCTTCGCTGATCGCTACCAACTAACGAGTCTCTTAGGCGCAGATATAAGTTTTCAGGGACAATACTTCCTGTCATACCTTCGGCTAGTAGAACGCCAGTGCTGTGTTTTTGTTCTGGTTTTGAGTTCTGTGCAATACGCAGAATTGCTCTATCACGCCCGTACATAAAGTCATTGATATTTGATACTACAATGCTTCCTGTTAGCAAATCATTTTGAATCATTGCAATCCAAGCAACGCCATTATCGTCTGGATTGTTCAATATGTTTTCTATTGCGGCAGCTGATTCTGTGCGAGTTGACTCATTAGGCATATTTGTAGATCCTCGGACCCAATAGTAATATGTAGGCACTACTGCGCCAAAGTCATTGATTTCTTGTATTACAGAATATCTTACTTGCCCTGTACCACTGCTATAATCTAAGCGAATACCAGGTGTTTCGGTCGTTGGCAACTCTGTACTGCTGGTCCATTCGTAGATTGCTACTTCGCTATCAGTAAACTGTTTGCCCCAGTTCTCATAGCGATATTCTAATGTACCTTGTTCATATTCAATGTAACGAACTTTGTTTAGATCCCACCATAACTTGTTAAGTTTAGATTTTCCCCAAGGTTCTGATACATATTCATCAGCATTTCCCAGCTCATTAACATTATAGGCCGCCGGGTCCACTGGTAATTTGTAATCAATATATTTTGCAACTCTATCAATTGTTAAACCTTTATAAGGGTCGTAAACTTCAAGTTGTGCAATTACTTCTTCAGTATCGTAATCAACTAACTCTGCCTTAATAATACCAGCATTATTAATCATTGTAGTTGCGCTTGGAACTGGCAGATACTGTACATTGTATGGATTGTTGATGTCCTCAATGATTTCAATAATCTCAAAGTTATAGTTGTAATTTTCGCCTTCGCCTTCTTTGTCAATGTATGCCTTCATTCCAACTTTCCAATTGTAATGAATTTTACTATCATTGAATCCAGCAAGTGTGTCAAATTTAACAGGAAGTAATTTAAATGCTACCATGTTATACACAATAGTATTGCTTGTGGTTCGAGCGGCAATTAAAACATTATAATCATCAACTACTGCCTTAACTCTATGTACGCGGTCAACACTTCCGTCATTTCCGCCGCACAATACAAATATGTCATTTTCTTTTAACCCGTGTGCGTTAGCAAAGGAAACCTTGCTTTCGTTTAGGCCTGTGTTTAGTGCATTAGGACAAGTTTCTTCAACATACATTGGATTGAATACCTGTAGGATGTTCCATCCATAACCAGATGTCTTAACTTCCCAATACTTGATTACCACTACATTTAAAATTGCGCCCTGTCCGTTAGTTGATTGGATTGAAATTGATGGTTTTGATTTATAGCCAGTTCCAGATGCTGTTAAACTAACTGCGGTGATGGTACCACCTTGATCAACAGCAGTTACCTGACCATGTGCAGATGTATTGGTTCCTTCAATTAAAGAAATTGTGTCGCCTACTGCGTAACCAGTTCCGCCATCATTGATAACAATATCATCAATTGTAGCATCTGTTGTAAATTCTAAATTGTTGCCTGTAACACAGGTATAATATTGTCCGTCTTTTTCAATGATATCGGCTAATTCGTATGTCGTACCGCTTACCCATGCACCTTTAAATCGCATGTTGATATCGAATCCATAATCACTTACCCAAACATTTGGTAAATGTGCGCCAGTCAACGATACTTCTTCCCATTGTGTACTATCAAATGCGCTTGTAGATGATCCTGTAATTCTAGCTGTCGCCTTGTATAGCTTTCCTTCTTGCCAAGATAAATCACCGGGCTGGTAATCTTGGTAACGGCTGAAACCGTTAGTTTCAAAAATGTTACCAACACTGAATATATCTGTGCTGTTTTTAGTAATTGTTCTTAAATCTTCAATGTTTAATGAATTAATATCACGGAGTTTTAGATCTGTTTCGAACAATTCTGCAACGCCTGCACTTGGTAACCAATTTTTAGTATCGGTTAACTTTGTTTGATTTGCTCTATTAATTTTTTCAAAAACATATGGCTGACTTGGTTGTGTTACCCAACGAGGATCTTTGATATTGATGTCAATGATATTGTCGCCTAATACATCAACTATGTCTTCGCTTAAACGAATAAGTTGTTTTGGTGCTGTGATTTCATCTCTACGAATTTCAAATTCCCAAAGTTTATCATCTTTGAGGTTACCAAATAGCCCAGTGTCAAACAGCCATTCTTCGTTTACATTCACATCCTGTGTACGACCCGGGATGTCAATTTCTTCATTTCTAAATAAGGCATTAATGGCCAGGTTAGTACCAGCGGCGCTTTGCAGACCTTGTCGATATGCATGTGCTGTATCTTGGTCTTGTATTAGTTCGTTTATTACTGTTGCCTTTGCTGGGACAACATTTGACTTACCAATCTTATTTTTATAAGAATCAAATCCAGTTAGTTCTACCTTATGGCTGTCTTTAACATCAGAAATAAGTGCGTCAAAGCCTGGCAACAATCCTGACTTTTCTACCAACACACCTCTAGCATGAGGTCGTCCGTTCCATAACGGAGTACGGCGAGAACTGATTGACAATGTTTCAATTCTATTGCCTGTTTGGAAATCAGCAATTAAATCGCCAAACTTTGTCTTAGGATTAACATATACAATATGATCATAGTTTCGTGTTGCAAATTCTGCAAACACAATTTGGTTAGCGTTTAGTGGCATAACCTTATCAACATTTTCTTCGTAGTCGCGTGTTATTAATAGTTCGCCAGATAAGGCCGATCTGCCATTGTCAAACAGTATTTTTCCTGTGCGGCCCAAGTCAGCGTCTAAGCGATCCAGGATTCCTCGAGTATGCGAAATTTTTAAACCGTCAGTTGTTGCAACACCAACTACGCAATGATGTTCTGTGCCCCAATTTTCTGAAATCCATTGGAATGCATCTACTGCGGCTTGGCGCCAATTGTCAATGGTACCTCTGTCATTAATGCTATCAAGCATTAATCCGCATGATAATTGATACTCTTCTAAGCCCTGGAAGAATGTATACAATGCCTGTTTGTTTTCAAAGTAGGTACCATATGGAATAGTTGCAGGAGTAGTATTCCACTCTTGATACTCTGTGAATGTTCCTTGTGGTGTATTAACTAATTTGCGACTTGTAGGGAAACTTGTAGTTTGGCTACGAGCAGTTGGTGTGAATATTGTAAAGAATCTCTTTCCTGGATCAAAACCATACACTCTAAATCCAGTATCTGCTTTTTCAATTCTTACAGCACTATAGCGCAATAGATCCTCTTTGACCCCGTTGGTTAGGTTAACAAAGAAGTCTTCCATTGGGACATAACTACCACTTTGATATTTTGTGTAGTACATCTTCAATGTAATGTCACCATCTGTGTAGCCACCGATTGCAAATTGCAGTCTAGGTGATAATCCAACTAACTCGTTTAAAGGTTCTTCGCCTATTAAATTAAACTCTCTGTAGGCTTCAAATATTGCAGAACCAATACCAATGCTAGGACGAGTTTGATAAAACTCACTAGGAGCAATGGATCCATAACCTTTCTGTGCAGTACTGTTAACATTTAAATTCTTCACAAAAGGATTGATTGCTGAATCAAAGTATTCATTAAACACTTTATAATCATCAACTGCATAAAGCATTCCGCTCCATGCTCCTGCAGGACTACGAGCCCATACTGTTTCGGCTGGGCTCCATGATCCGATTTCCCATGGCTGTTGTGCTTCTTCTGCTGTTGGCGCTGGCACGCCCCAGGTCTCGGGGTCTTGTAAGTTTCCACTTGCATCTACAGGGAATGTATCAAACTGTCTGCGTACACTTAATTCGATTGTCGTTGGCTGTCCAGGCTCACTTATAATACCGTGCTTCAATGCATACTCAAGGGCCGAACGCTTATTTGTGTCAGTCCAAGAATAATATGTGTCCCACCAGGCTGGTGCTGTATCATACCCCAGAGCTTCCCACGGTGCTTCATGTAATTGATAGGTTCCAAAGTTGTCAAGATAAATTGCTCTCCAACTTTTACCAGCATAGTTCCATGTCCATGGATCGCTACCGTTGTAATCAGTGTTGTCACGATACTCAATGTTATGTTCTGAGAACCAGGCAATCATTGCTCGCGCCTGGGATTCGCTTACTGGTTTATTCTTAAAGTTGTTTACCTGACGCTGGCGGTTGGCAACGCCAACTGAATTTAAACAGCCGTTATAAATTCTGTTTTCTAATTCTAAGATAATTTTGTTTCTAATATCATTCTCATCATCACCTAAGATAGTAATGCGAGAACCATCATGTCTTTGTATAAAAGTCTTAGAGTTGTTAGACCATGTCTCAGTAACAATTTTTGGCTCAAACAATCCACTTAGTCCAAGCTTTGCTGGACTTGCTGGAATGCCAGAATAAATTGATACTTCGTTTGCGTGATATATTTCAATTGTTGCACCAGTCTGTGGAGTGTCATTGAATACTACAGAAGATGTTGCGGTATCAATGGTATAATTATTCTTGCTTACAAGCTCATTTTCTATATAAACATACACATGATCTGGGCCGTAAACTCCAGTATATAAAGAATTGGCGCCGGTGTTAATTGCATAACTTAATTGCATTCCGTCTGAAACATAGCTCGCTGTATTCATTGCCGCTGTAGTAAATGCCATACCACTAACAGCATTCGACGAACTATAGTTAACGCCAACTAATAACTCTTCTAGTATTCTATTTACTGTGTCCTTAACAGGTTGAGCAGTCAAGTCAATTAAATTATAAAAATAATCTAACTTGGCAAAGAAGCTTCTGTGCCAGCGCCAGCAGGCATTAGCTCTTGCTACAGCAATGTCTTGAATTGTTGGTGCTAGTTTAAAACTTGCCCATGCACTTCGAATAGAGCTATGGTCTGCCATCAATGCACCGTTGAATGCAACTGAGTGTGTCGCATCAATCCAGCTTTGTTCGCTGTTTTCTTTATTTGACAAGATGTTAGCATACATCGACCCTACAAGGCGACTTGGTGTAAACTTGCCAAGGTTGTTATCTTGTTTTGTGTTGTAATCCAAGCCAGGAATAGCAGTAATGTGGTCTGTTGATGATCCAATGCCTTGGTGTTTTATTTCAACCTCTCCGGCGCCACTTATCACGACTTCAATTGTTGTAGGGTATCCTACTGTGTCTCTGGTAATATTGTAGGTATATTCGGTAGGCAATCCGTTTAATTTAATTTGTGGTGCTCTGGGATCAAACTTGGCATTAACAACTCGCCCAACAACTGATTGAGAACCAATTGTCATAGTTAATGTACCCGGCACATCAGTTCCCATTAAAAATTCTGCAACACCGCCGACTACATCAACATCAAACGATGTTAAGCCATGCCCGCTAAAGGTGATTGTATTAATTCCTGGGATTGCCACTTCAATTTTTGCTACTTCTCCACGACCAAATACAGGTGTATTGTTTACTACCACGGCATAATTGTCTGGGTGCAATATTGTTAATTTGCCTGATTGTTGTGTGGCTACCCAATTATATGTTGGCCATACGGATGTATCTAAGCTGATAGAACTATTGTTTACTGTTGCAGTTTGAATTGCCCAACTGCGTAATCTAAACCATGCACGAAGGTAACCGTGACTTAATTCGTCGGCAACATTTAGTCCTTTCCATCGTCTAAACGAATACGGACCTCTTGCTGTTAATGTATATGTGCCGTTATTGTAAATTGCAGGAGTTTGTTGAACATGTTCATATTCAATATCGTACATTGCATTTCGTATAGTATTGTCAGATGTCAATTCATTGAACTGACTTGGCAAGAAGCTTAAATTGTATCCGCTTTCATTGTCAAAGTTTGTGCCTTCTACAATACTAATAATTTTACTGTTAATGACTTGAGGATGATTTGGATTAGCCGACAGCTTGACCTGGTCAGCACCATACAACTCAAATAATGGTTGTTGAGTTTTAGATTTTCTTAGCTGTGCCGCTACTGCCTTGCCACCGGTCCAGTAGTATTCTTTAAGATAAAACGGATCTGTTTCGTCGGGTACATCAACAACTACTGCATCACCATTATTAGCTAATTCTACAATGTAACTAATGGTATGTGTACTATTGGATACAATGTTAATAATCTTGTTTATGTTTGCACTAGGTTGTAGCCACAGAATTCTAAGTTTAGATAGCAACACTCCTTTGACTTTATAAGAAATTTCAACTGTTGCATCAACTGCCGGAGGGTTAACTAACCAAACAATTTTGTTATCTACAATTTCATAGATAATCTTTCTACCTGGATTAGCCAAAGCATCTGCTAAATCTGCTGTTGAATATGCAGACTTGCTCACAGCATACTGCACTTTATCGTTTCTTGTAATTGTTACAAGTAAATCTGGTTTGGCCTTTAGCTTTTTAATCAGAGAAGTATACCCAGCATCAAGTTGAATACCAGATGTCTTCAATGGGAGATTAATAAAATCGTTAGGTATTATACCAGCATCTTTTACCGCAAAGTTAGGCCAGAATCTACTGCGAACACCGTGTGCATACAATTCTAAGTTGTTTTCAAATTCGACAATTGGTCTTAGAGCCTTGGTACTTGGGTCAGCAATTTCATTAAAGCCAATGCCTAAGTAGTTTGCCAAAGTTTGAATGGCATCTTTATGATACCACACATTAACACGGCTGTGTGCATTTCTATTAGGAGCGCCAGTTTGCATTAGAATATAATGCTTGGCATTGATGCCTCGTACAGCACCATCCCATTCAATAGAATCCCAGGGTACTGCTGTTTGATCCCAGAATGTTTGTGTTGCTTTACTATAAACTGTATTTGTATACTGGTATGTTCTACCTAATAGGCGAATACCCTCTTTAGAGCCAACTCCATCGATTTGCCACTTTCTATTTGCGATTAGTGCGTCTGCTTCAGTTGTAATGTAGTAGTCTGGAAAGTGCAGGTGTAACTGCTGGCCTGCTTCTGGAATTGCATCAATCCAGAAAATACTGTTACCAAAAATGTAATAGTCAACACCAAGTACTTGTAATGTGCCGTTTAAACCTACTCCAATCTTACTTGAATCATATGCGTTTAGTTCTACGCCAATACCAATTTGAGCTTTGCCGTTTGTAAGGAGCTCTGTGTCCAGGTCACCATTAATTGTCTGTGTGTTTCCAAAGTTTTGGAACATAACACGCATACCATTTTTAAATTCTAATCTACGACCGTTGGATTGTAATGGACTTGTGTAATATTTTTGTCCAATGATATCATTTATTACATCGATTCCTTCATCATCGTTTGCGTTTAGAATGATAACTGGCATACCTTCTTCGAGCCAGTGATAGTCTAACCAGTTGACAAATTTATCTGGGTCAATTGGCAAGTCTAGTACACTAACTGGGACAGGACTTTCGTTTGTTCTATCATTGAATCCCCAGCCCTGTGCCACTTCATCTGCGGATAATGTATCAACACCGGCTTCTTTGTAATATACAATACCTGTTTCAAGCTGACGACGAGCTGTTGCATGAGGCAGGTATTCTTTGAAACTTGTTTTTGTAGTCTTGCGACCAACAGCATAGTTTAAATCTTCTAAGGCATGTGGCTGAAACATGTCCTCCATTACAGCATTTAAAAGTTTCTTATTTGTATCAGTTCTAAAGATATTAGGCAATAGGTCAACTGTTCTAGGCAGTTGGTAATCGCCAGTCCCTTGCCCCGGATAGGTCTTATCAGGAACATTTTGAGGATTTACTTTTGTTGGATCTTGTGCCATTTAAATGCCTTGTTATAAACTTGAAGTAGAAGTAGTAATAACTGTTGGAGATACAGAGCTTGTAATAACTTCTACATCTGCTACAGTTGCACTACTGATAAACAATTCGTCTTCGTCACAACGAATTTGGAATAAGTCATTGGATGTTAATCCACTTTGTTTTGGAATTAAAGCAATACTGCTAATAACTCCGCTTAGTTGTTTGTGTACCCACGATGCCATATCTGTGAAATAGAATGTTTCACCAAAGTCCCAGTTATTAACTTGGAAGTAATTATTAATTGATGCAATTACTCGTGAGCTAATTTCTGCATCACTTACTCGTGTGCCATCACTTTTTGTAACACGGATAGTAACTTGGTTACGCAATGGATTTGCTCCTACACCAAATAGTACTTTATAACGCACTGGATGGAATACAATGGTATCACTAACACTCTTGTAAGGTACAATCGTTGACATTGTTTTTTCTAATTCATATGAAGTCAATGGCAACGGTTTAGTTGTTGCGTCTGCTCCATTGGCAATCCATGTACGGAAAGCCGAATCATATTGATCGGTTAACACAAACATGTCAATGATGTTTGTTGTAGTTACATCTACACGATTATCTCTTAATGGTACATGATTGTATTGTACTTTTAGGTTTTGTCGACCTATCGCATTATTATAATCGCCGCTTACGCTAATATTTGCAGTTGGCTTAACTGTAAATTGTCCAATAGAATCAGCAAACTCTTCTCTATAAAGATTGATATGTGACGAACCAATAATACGATTAAAGATTTCTGGATCTTTAGGTACCAGCGTATCTAATAGGCCAGGTAATACTACTCGTACTCGCGTAGGATCATATCTTCCATCGCCAATTCTAAAATAATCAAATACATCTAACTCGTATTCTTCAGTGATGTTTTGATTAGATGTTAAAAACTTGACTGTATCTTTAATGATACGCTGTGTGGTTTGATCTAATGCAACGCCAAAACGCTGATTGTGGAATACTAATTCTTTAACACTACCAAAAATTGTGTTGTCTTGGCGCACTAAGCTAGTCCAGGCATTAAATGTATGGTCTAGTGTGATTAACCAGCTAGCATCTTTTCTTGTATTGCTTGTGTTGCCAGCGAAGGTCATGTCAAAATCAGATGTAACATCTAAGTTATCAACCTTAACAACATACCAGATATCTTTAGTTTGATCGTAACGAAGACCAAACTGTCTGTGTGCATTGATTTCAACTGTGATGGCATCTCTTTCTGCCGCTTTAAAAATTGTTCTTAGATTAGGAACCCATTTTTCTAATTGTCCGCTTGGTACAATACCATCTAAGAACACAGCACCTTGACCGCTAGCTCTTAAACCTGTATTGGCACCAGAGTTATCACCTACACCAAAGCCTTCTCTGTAAATATCGAGCACTTTTGCCCAGCCTGTGGTATCACCAAAGTTAATTAGTGTGTCTTTCTTAATTGTTCTATGTGGAAGTATCACACTACCTTTACCAATACGCACAGGTTTCTTTTCCGTGTCGCTCGTTAGATAAAAGTATCCGTGTGTTGTGCCTGCACTATAATCGATCTTTTCCCAGCTTAGTTCAGTTTCTGCGTCAGGTGCTGTAACTGGTACAAATTGTGTATTTCGTGTGTAATAGAACTGATGTAAGCTACGATTCAGCAAAATGTTTTCTATCCAATTGATAATATCGTCGGCGCTGTTTAAGTCTGAGATAGTATCTTGTAAAGTTGCATCTTTTCTATACAAATAGGTATCTTGTGCAAATGTAATTACAGGGCGATATGTGCCTGTAGGATCCTGTGGATCAACATAAACACTTTGTCCTGCGTATGTTCTATTAATTGCTTTAATTTTACTCACACCACCAACTTTACCTTCAGGATAGGTATTGTAGTCGCTGGCTGTAATCATGCGTTCTTGGCTTGCCGCTGTGCGGCTTGCGCGGCTCTTGATTTGATCAAGTGTTTCGCTGGCTGTATTGCTAACGGCTTCGTTTAGTTCTAATGTAATGATTAAATCTTGCTCTGTGCCTGTACCATCAATGTAACGCAAGCTCATTTGTAGACCTGCTACATCTTGAGGATTGAATGTAACTGCTTCCGTTGCACTCTGACGATACCATACACGAATATTACCTGTTGGGATCGCAGAAAATGTACCGTCACCAAATTTAATAGACACTTGATCGTCGGCTCTAGGAATAGTTTCGTACAATGTACGCACATCTTTAGAGATCGCGCTAAACGCAATGTTTTGTCCAACAACACTTGGAACTTCTGACCAGTTGTTTAAAATGTAACCGTTGCCGTCAATGCTTTGCACCCATACATCTGTTTCATTGATGCTGTTATTCTGCAAGTCTAGTACGCGATTTTCTAAACTTGTGTTTAATACATAATCTTCATACTTCAATGTACCTTGCTTGAACATAAAGAACCAGCCGTTGGTAGGGTTAGCATAACCTGTGCCGTCATTGTTGAACAACATTGTAAGATAACCATAAGGGTCTGGGGTATTTTCTATTGCTAATTGTGTTTCTGTGTCGATTGCAATAGGAACAATTTCACAGTTGTATGTTGAGTTGTTTCTAGAAGTCAGGTTGAAAGACTCGACCATTGTACGGTTGCCTGGCTGATCAATTTGATATAGTTGTCTAACCGTTCCGTTATCAACAATACTACTAACAGGGCGACCAACAGGGTTGTTACGACTCAATACTTCATTCATAACAGTTGTCCACTGTTCATTAAAATCTGGGTTCAATGGATCAGCCCAAACAATGTTACGGCCTGCTAAGTTTTGGCCTTTGCTGTCATACACCTGCTGTGTTGTCTGGATCGCTGTTACTCGCAAGAAACCACTAGCAACACCGTTACGGAAAGGTTTATATCCAAGCTGGCGAGCAATGCTTAATACATTACCGCGAACTTCAGCAGTTTCTAAAAATGTTTCACGCAGATTTAAATCACTGCGGAACGCTAAATTTTGTCCTAAGAAAGAAATCAAGTCAACAAGAGCAACATATTCGCTTGAATTAATGAAGTCGTTAAAGTCTTCAGGATAATTTGTTTGAATATAATTTAATAATGCTGTGCGTAGACTTTCAAAGTCGTAGGCCTTGAAGTCTGCGTTAACTAGGTAACGATAATTGTTCTGCCAGCTCTCTGCGGCATAAAGCTGTCCTAGGCGTCGAGTCTGGCTCATACTGTACTTGTTCCTTTGTTATAAGTTAATGGCAATATTACTTCTTGTGACGATGGCAAGTATGTAACTTTGATTTCAATAGTCAACGCATTAGGACCTTCTGAAATGCTTACACTATTCAACTGCCATCTTGGGTCGTTTTTAACAATACCTCTAATATCTGCGTCAATTATTGCAATCGTTTCGCTATCCAATGGTTCAAATAGCATGTCCCAAACAATGCTTCCAAAGTTTGGCATCATAATGCGCTCGCCTCTGCGAGTATTCAAATGATTTAATAAATCTTGTTTTGCGAGGGCAAGGTCAGCCAAACTAGGGTTTAAGAAACTAGTTCCAACTGTGCTATATCCGCGATATTTTGATGTTAATCTGGGCATAGACCTATTTACCAGGTTGTAATAAACAGGGTTTTTTCTAATTAGGCCAAAGATTTAGTAGGCGAAGATGGCGGAGTATTTCCATCTAAATGTGGGGCTCCGTACTTGTCTCTTAGCTGTTCAATTGTTAGCGAAGTAGTAGGTGCGGCCTTACCAGTGTTCAAATAGTAGCTTCTTTCAATTTGGGCCAGATGCTGTGGCGTAGCTCGACCATATGCACAATTAACCCTATTTCCTGTTTGTCCACCGTTACCCAATGGTGAGCGCCAATCGCTTGATTCTGGCAATTGCACCTTATTATTTTTAAGTCGGCTTAGGTCATTTTTAATACCGCTATCTCTTAGTGCTTCGGGCTGTAATACTAGTGTAGACGGATTTGGTTTACCTGTCATTGCGTACCTGGCATCGCTGTCTCGAACTTTGGCACTATTGTTATAAGGGCTATTGGCCCAAATTTTAGCAATATCTTCGTTAGTCGGTTTGCCATCAGATGTTGATGCGGCAGCCGCAACTAAATCAGTAGCCATTCTGTCAGCACTTGCTGGATTGCCATATGATGCCATAATTAGCGCATCGATTTGAGATTGTGTAATACAAATTGTCTTTCCTGCGGCACTTTGTTTTGCTTTTTCTAGTGCTCGCATTACTCGAGGAGTGTTTTCTCTGTCAATGATTTGTCGACTGGCTAATCTTGCTTCTGGTTCGCTAGGACCAGCTAGCAAGGCTGTCTTTAAGTTTTCGTCAATCTTGCCGCCACCACCAGGTCCAAATATATCTAAACGAATGCCATAACCAATGCTATATCCTTGGAAGTCACTGTACATCATCCCTGTATATGCTTCACGACTCTTTAAGATTTTAAATCCGTCGTCGCTGAGCTTGGATTGTGTAATTTCGGGCACACAATCGATAGCATTTGTATCAGTTGGCGCAGGCACATCGTTATAGCTGTCTGGTGCTGGGGTAATAACTGGCTCAATATTACTCTTGCCTTGTGGCGTAGAAATTTGTTCGCCAAAACGCTGACTATGGCCACCGTAAGGTTCTTTTTCAGGAACACGAGCCGCGATACTCTGGCCAACTTCTTGGTTGCTTACTAAACTGTTTGCTTCTGGTAATGCGGCACGCTCTGCTGGTGGTCCGTTTAAATCAATTCTTTGGCCAGTTAATTTCATTTGACTATCAGCTAACAGGTTCATACTAAGGTTTGTAGAAATATTAGCGCCAGTGGAGCCGGTTAGATTTAAAACTTCACATGCTTCAGCAACAATGTTAACATTAGCCAACATATTGATATTAGAACCTGCTTCAATGTTTACACTTTGTCCAGCTCTAAAGTTAATATTTCCTAATGCGCCTACGCTAAAGTCTTTATCAGTATAGATGTCTACATTGCCGTCTGAGTCAATTTCAACCCATGCACTACCATTTGAATTGACAATGTTAATAAATCCGTCTTTGCCGTCAATAGTAATACTTGCGCCTGTTTTAACACGCAATTTAATTTGGCCGCTGTTGCCATCTTCACCGTCATCAATTAATAATTGGTGTTGAGCGGGACTTACAAATCCATAAGCGTAACCAGGGTGTTTATCTTTGGCTCTAAAAGGGCCAGCATTGTTCTGTCCACGGCGCAGATCTTTTTCTAGACCTTGGCCTTTCAGCGTATTGTTTAGAGGGTGCTCTGGGCGATTCTCAATTTGTGCGTCTTTTGTGTTGTAGCGATTTCGTTCAGCAACTGGCCCAATTTGACCATCGTGAGTCTGTCCGCTTGCTAGTCCAGGTAAACTGTGAGTGTGCCCATCAGGTGGCAAACATGCCCACCATATACCTTGCCCAGGTTCGCCGTTAAGGAAAGCACAAATTACATTAACATTCTTATGTGGTGGCACCATCCACATACCATAACTTTGATTAGTTTGCTTTCTTGTTGTTGCATTATTAGCCTGAGATTCTTCGCTTGTATTTTCAGCACCTGCCATTGGCGGGCAATAGCGTACTGTAAACCAGCCGCGTTCGTCGCTTTCATTTGCTGAACTTAATTGGGCAATCCATACTCGTAGGCGGCCGTGACCATCGGGATCAACATTGTCTTTTACTTTACCAACAAATACACCAAAGTTTTTGTTGGCTCCGCCGCCTCCAACTTTGTGATGATCTGTTCCGCCACCTGGCCTTACTTTCATTTTAATCCTCTAATTATTACTGTCTTGTTGGGGTAACTGTAGTACTCTGCCCACTTGCCAATCGTTGTTGCTGTATTCTATTCAATCTATTTGCTTCTTGTGTTGCTTCAGCATTTGTATATTCTGCATTAGGTCCACGAGACGGTCTAGTTGGCGTACCTGGATCTTCGACTGCCGGTGCGGCATTATTAGGCCCTGTTGAGCTGGCTGTATTGCTCTTACCACTGCTTGCACCAGATTCTTTATTGTTACTTGTCTTTTCGCCTTTGCGAGCATTCCATGGATTACTTAAATTATCCCTAATACATTCTAGGTGTGAAGTAAACTTACCTTTAACGAATTTATTATTAATAGATTTAATACCAAATATACCTGTTACAGAATCTAGCTTTCTTAGATTCATTAAATCGTCTGGAGTCCAATCTGCCGCAGGAGCCTGCGCTTCAAAATATAAAAATGGTAACCAATTATGTGTTGCACACTTCTTACGCTTTTCTGCTAACTGTTCTTGCGACCAGTGATTCTTTTCCCAGTCCCATATATCATCTTCCCACGGCGGGGTTCCTTGCTTATCAGGAATTTGCATTAGCCAGTATGGATCGCCAATGACTTCCAGATTCATATTAAAGTGATCGTTTGCGCCCTGTCCTTGTGCATTGTTAATTTGTCTATAGATGCTGTATTCTTGAGCACTTTCCTGCATAAAACTTGATTGGCTTGTTTGTTGATTAACCGCAGTATTCATATGATAGAACTGAGGCATGTGTGGATACCATCCTTTATGCGGATTAATGTCTGGGTTATTTTGGGCTCCATCACGATACGGCATATCTTCTGCGTATAGTTGGTCACCTTTTTTTAGTATCGGTTGTTGTGTTACTTTCTTCGCTTCGTCACAGGTAAGTGGTGCGCCGGCACCGTTACCGCCCTTAGTCTGTGCAGTCTTTTGTGTAGACATCGATGACACGGGCTTTCCAGTTTCATTATCAATCCATAATGGTCTTACATAGCGCCAGAGATTATCTAACTTAATGTCTGCATTAATAACTTCAGTATTTTCTCCTGTATGAATCCACTTATATGCCTTGCGTAACATGCCTAATTTTAACCATAGGTTAACTCGGGCATCTCGCTGGGCTGGTTCAAACGCATCTTCATATTCTACAGGGCTGATAACATTTTTTGCATCAGGTTTAGTAAAAATAAAATAATGTACTTCAAACACATAGCTGTTAATCTTATGATCAAATTGTGGACTTTCGCCGTCTTTGATGGCTTTTACACCGTGTAAGATGCTAATGTTGTATGCAGGTTTATCAATGGTTCCTTTTTTAGTATCCGGACTGTTGTATTCTTTTTTACCATCGTTGACGCGATGCAAATGTTTATACATCTCTTCAGATTGGCTAACCGAGTTCATTATAAACTGTTGAATACTTGTACCTGGCTGTGCCTGTACTTCGCCGCGGCCAATTAACCAAGACCAGTTTTGTCTTGAAAAGAAACTGTTAGAGTATTTTAAGTTTGCAATGTCCTTGTGCGGAGTAATTACATACTTGTGCGGATAACATCTTAATCCAGCACTTACCTTATCTTTTTCTCGTTCGTTTAACGCTTCAGCAAGTTCTGTACAAAATTGTCCAATGGTACTTGGCGATCCCTTCATCCTGAAACCTTGTTCTAGACTATAAAAATCTGCTTGCGTACCAATGCCAGCATCTGTAGTCATGTTAAATTCGTAAGTAGACCCTTTATAGTCTAGCTTCATCTTCAGCTCTTGCATCTGCACATACCAACGGAAAGTTAACTCTTCGTCATCCCACCCTTTGCAAGTTACTGGTATATCGTTTTCGTCATATCCAGTAAATGATATCTCTAATAGATAAATGGCCTGTGCATTATTTCTATAATCTAAACTAACTGCGGCAACAGATAGTGCTTCAATGAATCTGCCGCCAACAGGCTCAACCAAACGGCCGGTGAATATTCCGCTTACTGCCGATGCATAATTGGCAGTAACATTACCCGGTGGGTATACTTTCATATCCAGGTTTTCTAAGAAAATAGTACCGGTGCCGCCGGTTTCCCACATTATAATGCCTTTTGTATAATCGTAGGTGCGGTCTGCACGAGTCATTGTTTTCTCTACCGCAGGCATCATTGTTAACCTAGTATTGTAGGTCATGTTGCGGTACCGTTGTAAAGGATTATAATTTAAATCTGGAATGCCAGTTAAATCATCGTTATGGGTTGGTTTTTCTGTTGATGCTGGCGCAGAAGAGGTAGGTGCTACATCTGGTGTTGTTTTCTTTCCTCGACGCATTGGTCGCCCAGTAGCGGCTCCACCGCCGGTTTCAGTGCCGCCGGATTGTACCCAATTAGAATTTGGGCCTGTTACTGGTGCGTTTGGATCTGCCATTAAATTACTCCACTAAGTGAAGAGATTGGAATATATCTTATGGTCATTCCTGATTTTAAATCTCTAATCGGATCCTCAATTTGATTACGATTCAATAACGCTATTACCCACCAATATGAGCTGTTGCCATACAAGTCAAAACTTAATAAATCTGGGCGATATTGTTGTCTTGGAGTAACAACATGATAATTTGCTGTTTTACTATTAACCAAACTTTTAGCTGTAGGAAGTACTGCCAAATCAAGATAAAAATCTTTCATTGGTGTTTGTGAATAGTGGTTATTTCCGTTTGCCATTTTAAATGTATCCGCTTCCTAATAAGTTGCCGCTTGCAAAGTCATCTAGTGTATATTCTTTAACAGCATCAATTGAATTGATCTGTACAATTAAGCTTACAGACATTTCAAATAATACAGGTACTGCTTGTACACCATCAAATGCACTGGCTGTAATGTAGTCTACATCATTTGGAAAATCGTAGTTGAAACTTTTTACAACCACTGGTGTATTATTATATAAGCCGTGTGCATTGAAGCGTCCAATCGGAGGAGGCGTCCCTTTGTTCTTATCTTCGCGGCCGTAGTACATGCTTGTTGCACTTCTTAATAATTGTATTGCTTCTAAGGTTTTTGTAGCCTCGTCTGCTGTTCTGCTAAACCAAGGGCCGCTCACTGTAATGACAGGAGTAGAACGATTGCCAAATGCACTAGGCTGATAGTTTGTATGTTGCAATTCCCAGGTACTGTAATTTACTTCAATGCTTTGATTGATTTTTGGCGTTGCTGGCCACTCCACTGACTTTCCGCTCAGTGCTTTAAAAGATAAAGATACAGGGGTGATTAGTGCCATGTTACTGTCCTAGTTTTGTGTCAAATATCTTTTTGACTTTTTTTAATGTCCCTGTATCGGCGCCTGGGTACAAGTCATTGAGAATTGTAATTTTGCCTTCTTCGTCAGCGCCACGATATAATTCTCTAATTGCGCTGGCGCTATTAATTTGTTTCCCCGCAATAGTAAATTGTACATCACTTACAGGGTATACATATCCGTGACCTGCTCTAGTACCATCTGGGTTTTTCTTGTTGCTAAATGACATAAGGTTTTTCCCAGGCCATTGCTGGAAATAACTTGGTGTTCCGTCTTTAAGTGGAGTAAAAGCAAAGCGTGGGTCTTCTTGCATGTCCTTTGACCCTACACCAAAAACCATAACATCTTTATCGGGGTCTAAACTTAGTTTTTGTGGTAAGTTCACCGGAGCATAAGGGACTATTTCTTCAACAACATGATCTGTTGGTACGCCTGCGGCTTGCATCATTAGACGCTTTTCATCAAATGAAAACGGGCTATTGTTTGGGTCAACCTTGCCACTTGTTGTAATGTAAGTATTAGCGATGCCAAATTTATTTGCAAGCTCGCGGAACACTTCCGCATGTCCATGATGAAATGGATGGAAACGGCCTGCATACACAGCAACAATACGGGGTTTAAGATCAGTTATCTTCATACACCTATTTACCGTTTTCATTATCAGCGTACTTTACCGTTGCCTGTTGACAACACTAATACAAATCTGTTATACTTGTCCATAAGGAGCTTATTGTGATAGAAGAAAAAACAAAAACAGTATATCTAAAGAATAAAGATATCTTAGCGGAGATTCACAGAAGTAAAATGACTTATTGCTGGAAAGAAGGTCCAGAATTTACCAGCTACGACTACATTCTTGCAGATTTAAAAAGCTTTCATAACAGAAAGACAAAGGCATGCCCAGAAGGTGCTATTAACTTAGCTAAAGCCGCTAGGGCCGCCAGGTTACAGCAACAAGCACATCAAAAGGCATTGGCAGAATGGGAAGCCGCAGGTGGCAAAGCTAGTACTAAACCTAAAGCCGACGAATTTGAAGTTAACACTAAAAAAATTCCCGTTACAGACTTAGTTGTTCGCGTAATGACATGGGATCATATTCCGTTAGAACCAGGCCGTAAGAACAATCCCAAGAGTTTGGCAGACCATCGTAGCAAAGTAAACTTTCCGCCCTTCAAACACTTTGTTCAAAACGAAGATGGCACCTGGCGTGAAGTGTTGCGTAGCCATTGGAAGGGAGACTTGAAAACTGGAGAGTTTTGTGTTGACCATGGACAAATTACAAATCGTTTAGGTGCTATGTTCTTAAAGCTATGCGAGCGTTACAGCTTACGAAGCAACTGGCGCGGTTACAGTTATGTTGACGAAATGCGTGGACAAGCTCTTATTCAGCTTACACAAATTGCACTACAGTTCGACGAAGGCAAATCACAAAACCCGTTTGCTTACTATACCGCCGCAGTTACAAATAGTTTTACTCGGGTGCTTAATGTGGAAAAGAGACAGCGCGATATCCGTGACGATATGTTGCAGGAAGCAGGACAAATGCCATCGTGGACTCGTCAAATGGAACACAAAGCAAACATGGATGCTGAATCTGAAAGACTTAGTGCTCTAAGAGAAGCAGAAGCTAATGCAGAAGCAGAAGCAGAAACAGATGTACCTGTTTCAAGCATAGGCAACGAAGACATTGAAGCCGACATCGAGTTGACTGAAATTGTTTTAGAAGGCAAGGAAGAAGTATAATGACCAATCCATTTCGCGATCAAGAAAAGTTCATGCGGGCATGTGATCAAAGTGTTGATGAATACAACATGGATCAATATAACATGTACCTTAAACTTATTAAAGAAGAGCATGACGAATTGCGTAGTGCGTTAATGGATGCTGATCCAGTTGAACAGCTTGACGCATTAATTGATATTCTTGTGGTTACCATTGGTGCTATCCATAGTGCAGGATTTGATGCCGAAGGTGCATGGAAGGAAGTTATGCGTACAAACTTTGCTAAAATTGACAAAGATACGGGCAAGGTTCGTAAACGCGAAGACGGTAAAGTTCTAAAGCCACTAGGTTGGGAACCACCACAGTTGAGCCAATTTTTAAAACAATAAGGAGCCCATATGCATGCCGAAAGTTTAAAACATCACATCAAACACTTAGAAGATAGTCATGCAAAACTAGAAAAGGAACTTGTGATTCTTGAAAAGCATCACGAAAACGATACTGTTGCGGCTCATGAAATTAAAAAGAAAAAGCTCTACATCAAAGATGAGCTGGCTCGTTGTAGACTTACACTTGAAGAGATGTTAAAATAACATACTATGACACAACCTTTTAAAAAAGCAGTTTGCTTTACTGATATCCATTTTGGCCTACGCAATAACAGTCGTAGCCACAATGACGATTGCGAAAACTTTATTAAGTGGATGACTGCCGAAGCCAAAAAAGAAGGTGCTGAAACAGCAATCTTCTTAGGCGATTGGCACAACAATCGATCTAATATTAATGTAAGCACACTGAACTACACCACTTCCAATATCAAGTACCTTTCAGAACATTTTGAAAAGGTATACATTATTATGGGTAACCATGATTTAGCCTATAGAGAAAAGCGCGAAATTAATTCACTTCCTTTTGGTGGCTACCTAGATAATGTAGTACTAGTCAATGAAATCCTTACTGTAGGTGACATGACTATTGTACCTTGGCTAGTTGGCAGCGAGTGGGAGGATATGAAGAAGCTTAAAAGTCGTTATGTATTCGGGCACTTTGAACTTCCACACTTTAAAATGAACGCTATGGTAGAAATGCCAGACCATGGTGGGTTAAATGCTGGACACTTTCCCAATCAAGAACTAGTGTTTAGTGGTCACTTCCACAAGCGCCAGCGCAAAGGTAACATTGTGTATATGGGTAACTGTTTCCCACACAATTATGCTGATGCCTGGGATGACGAGCGTGGCTGTATGTTCCTTGAGTACGGCGGAGAGCCAGATTTT